AAAATGCCTCTCCCCACTAGGCCAACTCCCAGGTTTTGTGTGGCTCCCATGTCGGCTTTTAACTGCCATATCACGCATATTGTCTGCGTGCGTACCTAGAGCAAGATGATCAGGATTCACACACGCTGGGTTGTCGCACCTGTGGCAGACACACATCCCATGGGCGCTGCCGTCGTGGGGAATGGGGCCGTTGGCAATCATCCACGAAGCCCGATGAGGCTTAATGGTTGCGCTGTCCATGCGGATGGCCCCATACGGATTCTGTGGGCTAGTAACCATCCACACCCAACACGCGGTCTCCATGTGAGGCATTGTTGGGCCGTCTTTATCGACTTTTGCCCAGAATCTCGCGAGGTCCTTCTTACTGGGGTTGATTTCTCTTTGCGTGTATGGCACGCTGGCATCAGCTTCGTTCATATCTTGAGTATGTTTGAGGTTAGACGCCAAAGGCTCGGCAAAGAGTCTTTGGCGTTGCCATTATTACCCATGTACGCCTTGGGTCAATACTCAAATACTAGGCGATGCCGCTCTAAAAACTCCGCCTTTTGCTGCAATGGAACACCAGCAGCATGTAGAACCTTGATGCCTCCACGCCAGTCCAGCCAACCTCGGTGACATGCATGTGGCCACCAATTCCAAGTATCATCCAGATAAGTCATCTCTACTCCAGCCCTGTGCCATGCGGCCACTAAAATTGATTGCTCCGTCACGTCTTTCAATACCGGAAATCCCTCTACGCCAGCCCGGCTTTCTGCCATGAGCCGCCGGGCCAAGTCGAAGGCGGCCCGGACGGCAGGCTGGCGGGCGTTGGCGAAGAAAAAGCCGGTGTTGCAGTAGCGGTCAGGCGGGAAGTCGAGGGCCAAGGCATCAGGCAGGCAGAACGAGTCCAAGGCTTGGCGGCTGGCGTCCCGGACGGCGGCTATGCCTGCGATGTTGCGGAAGGGGGCGAGGTCTAGGGGGCGGATGAAGAGGGTGTCTGCGTCAAAGAAACAGAACACGCGATCTCCGGCGATCTCGGGCAGTGTGTATTTCCAGTCGTACCCAGCCTCATCCGTTGTCAAGACTAGGGCGGGCGCACGGGCATACTTGCGGAAGCTGGCGGCGGCAGTGTGCGCCAAGTCGAAATAGCCCGGCGTGGCGATGGTTATTCCAATGACAGGGGGAAGATTCACCAGAGGCAACGGGGATGGCGCGCAAGTGTGAGGATGCACCCCCACCACGGCGATTTTTCTTCGGTTTTGAACAAATTCTCTGCCCACTCTGGCTTGTAGAAATACACCGAGACACGACCTATGGCGTGCATGAGGCGCATCATCAAATATAGAGGTGTCGAATCTTTGCGCATCTCGACATAGCGGTACGGGTTCTCCATGGGGTTGATTTTCGACCATGTTTCACCCCAGAGCCGATAAACCTCGGATATGGTGACTGCGCACTCTTCCTCGTCGCCGTCCAAGTACTGCTTGTAGGCTAGCAGGCTGCCGACACGCACAAGGTTGGCGCAAGCTCCGGGGTTGTCAGCCAAAACTGAAGTGGTTTGGCAAGTTGAAAGGTAGCCTTTAGCCTCCTCAACCCATGGTGCTTCATTCTTGATTTTGAGATATACCTCTGCGGCGGATTGTGAGGTGGACCAGCGCGCATCCATTTTAGACTGGCCTGTTGGCGGCAGTTTCACCACATCAACATTTTTCAACCAGTCATTCCATGTGACCTCGCCATCGAAAGCGCGATAAGTAAGCCAACACTTTGCGTGTGCTCGCTCGCCTGTGGAATACCGCTGAACGTCGGTGTGGAGCGCTCCCCATGCTACATCATACTGCTCTTTGCGTGGCAGCACAGAGTTTGGGAAAAGCGCCAGTAGTTCATGCTCAAACTCTGCGACATCCCAAGGCTTCGGCCTGCCGTGATACACCACCACTCCATACTCGGCCTTCTTGCCGTGCTTCTTGTAGCTCGCCACGGCGGGCGGCTGGATCAAACAAATGGCACCCCCTAACTTGCGCCATATCCATTCTTGATCTCCGCCGGGGCAACTCGCCATTCCCTCCGCCCCAAAGCCAGCCACGATGGCAGGCATGGGGCCTTGCCAGACCATGACTGAGCTATTGACCGGGCAGCCGCCCGGCTGGTAGGCGTCGGCCATGGCATAGAAGGCGGCGGAGTCGAGGCATTTGAGCCAGTCAAGGCTTTGCACTGTCACATCCAGGTCGAAGTAACAGACGTGCCCAAGGTCATGCTCAAAGAGTTCAAGTTTAGACCACCAACCGGGCCAGCCATGCCGGAGCGGCAAAGTGGGGCCGGGCACGTCTGGGCAATCCGTCAGGCATGTGACAGGCTGCCAGACCATTGCCCGCAGGCGCTCGACATGGGCATGGGTGTAGATGCCGCCTGATTTGAGGACGCAAACGAAGTTCATGGAGTGTAAATGTTGTCGCGGCCTATCGACTCGGCCAGTTTGTAGCCTCGCGCAGTTAGCCAGTCGTGGGCCATGGCGTCAGGCCAGCCGTGGGCAGAGCCTAGCCCTTTGGCCTCTATGGCAACGACAGGGCGACACCGCTCAATGGTGGTGGCGGCTCCAAGGATGGCGGGAGTCTCATAGCCTTCCACATCGAGTAGTAGGAAATCCAAACTCCCAAGCTGCATATCGTCAATAATCTTGATGGGAGCGCCAGAGTGCGCGGGCTTTACCATAGTGGCTCCATAGTTGGACGCTTCGCTAGGCGGGCGGAAGGTTTGCACAAAGCCGGGCTGGTGCCCTAGCGCAGCGAGGTGAGCCACGACATTCGGCGCGGTGCAGTTCTTTTGAAGGCACTCCCAATTCTCGGGATCTGGCTCCACGGTGATGACCGTTTGAAAGTGGCGCGCTAGCCATTGTGCGTACACGCCCACATTGCCGCCAGCTTGAATACAGGTGCGGTAGCTTTTGACGTGTTTTAAGTAACCGGGGAGCCGCTGGACTTCGCGCAGCACCGCAACAGCAGTTCTTTCGTCGCCATCAGGCCAGTAGTAGTTTACAAAGAGTTTCATGGCTTTTGAGTCAAACAGGACACTGCCCACATACCCGGCACATCCAAGACAACAGTGTGAGAGCCCGCCACACGGCGAGCCTTGGAGAAAAGCGTTTCTGCGTTTGGTTCTTCATGGTCGGGTAAGCCGATGCCGCGCAGGAAGACTTGCCACATAGCGCGGGTAAGAACGGTGGTGACAAGGTGGTGGTCTTTCCCATGGGCGGCTTTGGCGACTTGCCGGTGGAGTTCAAAAGCTACGCGCTCCTCGGTCATGCGAAGTTGAAGCGAAGGAAACAGCGGGCCACTTCCTGCGGGCGATTCTTCTCCCAGCAGCCATCCCCATCACGCTCGCCAGCTGGGCCTGTGTTGGCCTCAATCGTGGCAATCCGGCCCTTGGCTGGCTGACCTGTGACTAGGCCGATGTGGCTAAAATCGAAGATACATACGTCGCCTTTCTGCGGCGTGGCGGAGTCGGGCAGGACGGTCACGCCCTTGGCCTTATGGCCCCAGCCCTGCCAAGCCCAGGCTCCGGCGGATTTACAGCGCCATTTCTCGAACTGCTCGGCGTTCATGCCGGTCAGGCTTTCCAGCAGGCCAGCCTTGGCTAGCTCGTCGCCTACTGTGTCCAGCCAAAAGGCCATGGCTGCCGCGCAGTAGGGCTCTCTGTTGCTGTAGCCGTCTGGGTAGGAGGTGGAAGGCCAGAATCGCTTGATCCATGCGCCTTGGTTGTTGCGGGGGGACTCAACTTTGCCCACGTCACGCTTGGCAATGTTCACCAGCCAGTCGGCGAAGCTAGGGCCTGTGGCAGGCTTGGCGGCAGGCGGCACAGCCTTGGCGGGCGGCTGGAGGGCGGCCCAAGTGGCTGGGCCTACTACGCCGTCTGCGGCGAGTTTGCGCGCTTCTTGGAAGTCTGTTACGGCGTCATCCGTAATGGATCCAAAAAAACCGTCTGGCTTGGACTTGAGGTAGCCGAGATCATGCAGGCGGCCTTGGAGGCGAAGAACTGCCGGACCTTTATCGCCTTCTTGCAGAATGGGTGTGTCGGGTGTCGTGCTCATAGCGAGCCAAAGCCTATGGCCCGCCTTGGCCTTTGTCAATCATCAGAAAGAAGCCCACTACGGCCAGCACCAGCCCGGCCATGACGGCCAAGGCTAGACCAAGGCCGCTGAGTTCGTGGAGGAAGGCTAGCATGGGAACAACTGGAGTTTCGCCATCCACAAGCAGAACACCAGCCGCTCACACATTGAGGCGTTCCGGCAGAACTGCCACGAATGCCGCATCAAAGCTGGCAGCCGGGCTAGGCGCTGGCTGAATGGGCGGCGGCGGAGAATGAATGGTTTCATGTTAGGCGTCTTTTGTTGAGGAATCCGGGGCGGAGCTTGCCGCCTGGGCCGAACTTGTCCACAGCCCACCACGAAATATCAGCCTTGGTCTTGCGTTGGAGGTCGGCTAATTGGATGTCACGATAAACCGCGTGAATGATGGCTGGCGGCGGGGTGGGCGGCAGGCTGGGCAGCTCTTGGCGTAGCCAGTCAGAGCCGCCTTGATACAAGTCGCAAAGAAAGTCGTGGCAGAGCCCAGCCCTCATGCCCACGCCAGACGGGCCGTAGTTGAAAGGCGGGCCGTGGAAAATGGCTGGCACGCTTTGGCCGTCGAACTCGTAACCGTCTGGAATGACGTATTCTTGGTGAAACCCGTCTTTACTGACAGTGAATCCATAAGCGCCATCTAGTCTCCAAAGAGGCCCCTTTGACCACGGCCAAAACGGAAAACCAAAATCGGCGTCTCGTATCGGGATGATGTCGGGGTAATTGCTCATCTAGGCGGGGTTGTTAATGCGTTGCGCATGGCCTGCTTGGCGATGTCGTCGAAGTATTCCACCTGCTTTTCGCTTGTTTCGTTGAGCTTGTGTAGGGCTTCTGTGAGGCTATTCAATGCGTCAAGCATCTTGGTTGCTCCCCACCAGATCACCGATGCTAGAGAGGTGAAAAGCACAATAATAGCCACGATGAGAACGCCGTAAAAGCTCCACTGCCCGGCCTGCTCAGGGCTAGGCACCTGCCCAGTAAAGGCGTGCCATGCCATTTCCGCTAAGGCCATGGCTGAGGCCAGCCCGGCTGACATGACGGCCAAGATGGGGGCCGGGATTTCAGAGAGGGCGTGTTGGACGGGCGGCGGGATGTTCATTGAGTGGAGGCATTGCATGGTGCTTCAAGTGATGGCTCGGACGCTGGCGGCGTCGATTCTGGATGCTGTAGGCCGAGCGTGCATGATGCTTGTCGGATCGTCCGAGTGTTCGAGCCCGAGAGCGTGGCCTATTTCGTGCAAAGCCAGCCTGCGCATGTCAGGGGTGCGTCCTGTAAAGCGGTGCCACCAAGTCGTTGCCCATTTCAGGGATGGGTCGAAGGTGATGGAAAACGCACCCTTGCTGAGCGGTTGACAATAAGCCTGCGCGCCGTCTGGCGGTTTTCCCGACGAAAACATCAGCGTCGCCGTGCGCGGATGCTCGAAAAACTCAACCTGCCCATCGGTGTCAATCTCCCATTGGTTCATCGCCCACTCAATGCACGCTCGGGAACCTTTCGGCAGGTTTGTCGTGTCGATTGAGTAGATGACGGCACGCTTCATGGCTCTTGGTCAGTCTCAGGAGTCGTTTCAGGCTTTGGCATAGCTTGAGCGATCAGCATTTCGAGTTTGCCGATGGCTGCACCTGCTTTGAATTGCGCGTCAAGAGCGGCTTGGATGGCTTGGGTAATTTCGGGATTCATGCGTTTTTGGAGTCAAGGTAGTCTTTGATGGCAGGCAGGATGTTAAGCACGTCCTGCATGACCTGTGCGGCACCTGGGACATTCTGAACGATGTCCCAGAAATTGCCGGATGTGGTAACTCGCCCAGACCACAAGAACTCACCTGTTTCCGAGTTCTGTGGAGCCTGATCGAACGTCAACTTGGCGTTGACTGCATCGTTCAGGTTGGTGGCGGCAAAGTTTGGAAAGAACCACTGGTCAAAGGTCGTCTCTGGAACAGCGGGTTCAACGATGGGGGGAATGATTGGAATAGGCATGGCGCTAGACGATGGTAAGGATTCCTAAGTTAGAGTAAATATCTCCCGTGCTCAATCCTGCCGAGGATGTGGGGATGTTGGTAATGCGGACGACGCCTGCACGAACGACTGTCAGCACGTCCACAAGTGTTTGCGCTGTGGTTCCGCTTGATCCGGCTGCGGTTCCTTGAAGGACCACGGTGGCAGGCGTGGCGTTGCCGGTGCTTTTACCGGGACCAATCGACAGTTTGCCACCAACGATGTTCGTCCCGACTCCGCTTGGTCCAGTGAATAACTGATTGATGGGAGTAGCAGAACTTAACCCCATTTGAATACTTGCCGCAGCTAACCGAGAGAACATTGCGTCGGCGGAACCGTTGCCTCCGCCCATCACGTTCGATGTGGAATTAAATCCAATTACACCTTTATACGTCCCGCCAGCAAAGTTGTCTGCAACTGTGATGCCGAATTGGGTGGCGTGGAAACCCATCGACACCATATCAATGCCGTCTGAAAGACGGGTGATTAGTGCGGAGGTTCCCGCTTTTAAAAGAGCGTGCGACCCATCAGTTCCAGACCCCAATCGAAGCATTGGAAGATTTTCTGATCCTACGGGAATAAATGCCAGTTTTGCCGTGCCTCCGATCTGGTATTCAAACGCGGTCGAAACATCTGCCCATGTCGCGGAATATGCTTTGCTCGCCGTATTCGTGATGTTCAGGGTGTTCGCTTTGAATGCCTGTGTGCCTCCGTTCCACGTCTGCGTCTGAATAAGCAGCGGTGTGGAGGTCGTAACTGTGCCGCCCGTAATGGTGAGTGGGCCGGTCAAAGTTCCGCCTGTAAGGGCCAACACGCCTAAAGCCGTTCTCTGAGCCGCCGCATCCGCCGCCTCGGCCAATGTCGCCCCGGCTGCCGTGACGGTAAACTTCCGGTCGGCCCCTGACTGAGTGCCATAGTAAAGGCCCCCGGTACCTGCCGTAGCGGCGGTGAGTGCTGCGAGTGTTGAGTCTGCCATTAGAGTGAGATGTTAGGAGCCGGAAAGAAGAAGAAAGCTAGAGCCGTCGGCCAAAAGCAAAGACGAGCCGCCGCCAGAGGCCAAAAGCAGCGTATCACCTGGATCTGGCGGGCCGCCTGCCCCGCCGCTGCCGCAGCCTAGAAGATTGAGGGCATTAGCCATTGTGGGTTAGCCAGGGATGGGTGCCCAGATGACACGGACAGAGACGCTGGCCGTGCCGGTGGATGTGACGGTGAGCGCCTCGCCCACTTCGGTGACAAACAAAGGCGTCTGATTGTCTGGGTTACCACGGTTGCTGCCACCGTTGGCTGCCGCATACTCGGGCGCGTCAATAGCGGTGGAGGCAGAGTTGAAAGTCACCACGGCGTCTGCGGAAGCCCTGATCTCGACGTAGAACACCGCGATTCGTTTGCTTGCCACGGCGGACACAAGTTCCTCGGCTGTATCAGGTGAGGTGATTGTCTCAAAAGCGCGCTGCTTTTGGATGATGAGCCCACCCATGTAGTGGTAGTAGTTTTGGGGGTAGCGTTCCATTGTGTGTAGTTATGCGGATTCTTCGCCCGGCTGCAAGTCTTTTTGCCCGCCCTGCCCGGCCTTTTCCTTGGCGGCCCGGCCCTGGCGGACGGCGGCGAGTTGGCCGGTGACGAGCGTGGCGACTTCGTTGTAAATCGTGTATTCGCGCAGGCAGTCGGAGATGATCTGGAGATTGCGCACCTTCGTGGGGTTGTCGGCGTCCTCGGCCTTGACCGGCCCGGCGGGCTTGGCGGCCTCGGCAATGGCCCGGCGAAGCGCGCCTTGGGCGTAGGCCGTGTAGGGCTTGACGATGATCTTGTCGAATGCCTCGTTGTTCTCCAACTGGATGAGGAACTCTTCGGCTAGGGCTTCGATGGGCTTGGACATGGGCGGCTATCGGGTGGGCGGTTCTTGCGGAGGCTGGCCCGCCTCGGCCTCGGCTGCCATGGCTTCGGCCTGGGCCTGGGCCATGACGGCGGTGGCCTGCTGGATGGCGGCCAGGGTAGTTTCTGGGTTTGGCTCGCCAATGCCTTTAAGGATGTCGGTGTACTGGCGCATCATAGCTTGCTGCATGGGCGGGGCCATGGCGGCGAACTGGTTCAGGACGTTGATGATGGCTTGGCCGACTTCGACCATTTGCGAGCTGTGGGACTTGGTGAGGCTGATTTCAAAGACGTTCCGCACGTCCTCGGGGAAGCCCTTTACCCATTCAATCAAGATCATGGCCTTGTCTTGGCCCACCTGTTTGATGAGGGCCGCCAGCCCGGCCTCGGTGTTCGTCATCGTGTAAAGCTCGATGTCGATAAAGTCGTTGAGCATGGCTGTCAGGCCTTCCACGACTTCGTTTTCTCGGGCGCGCAGGCTTTGGTTGCTGGTGTTTTCGAGGATCTTGGCAACGCCTAGCGTGTCCTGGCCCGGCACATCGGCCACGGTGGAGTCGGCGGGGCTGGTCAGCCCGGCGTTGATTTCGGCCCGGCCTATGAAGCGGTCCATGAGTTCGGAGAAAATGCCCACATTGGCGGGTTCCACGGTCTTGACGGCCATGGCGTCGTCGGCGGTGAAGCCTGCGCGGAGTTGGTAGCCTTCGGAGTTGCGGAACTGGATGCCGCCGCCGTCGATGCCCTGCTGTGTGGCTAGGGGGTTCTCAAAAAGCACGTTGCCGGAGGTATTGGCATCAAACTCGATGCGGTTGAGCATCTTGTCTGAGACTTCGTGCCAAGTGTCGAGGAGTTCGTAGTAGCCTCGGCCTGTCCAGCGGTGCAGTTTCGGCCAGATGCGGTGATCAGTGTAGGGGTGTGGGGCTTCCTTGTCGGACCATGGCAAGATGATCGTGGCGTATTCGTAGTGAATCGGGATTTTAGCATCCCAGTCAATGAGGACGTAAATAGGTTCTGCATAGCCGTCGCCGTCGGCATCGTAGCGAATCCATGTTTCCACATAAACACGGGTGCGGAAGCGTTTTGGATCTTCCGTGGCAGGGCGCATGGAGGCTTCATTCTCGCCATCGCGGACACGGTTTAGATTGGCGCGGACGGTGTAGGTGTTGTTATCGGCCCCGCCGGTCAGGTTGCCGGTCTTAGCCTTGGTGTTGTAGTCGTCGAACGCCTTTGTTTCGCGTGTCTCGGGGGCGTAGCCAATGAGTAGGTCGCCGGGGTTGGCGGCGAAGACGTGGCCTTTCAGTGGCGAAACGTCGAGGTTTTCGGCGTTGATGTGACAGAAGAAGTCCCCGTAGTGGATGACTTTAGTTTCTGCACCGGGCTCCTTGCTGGTGCGCTGCATCACAACCTTGGGTTTGGAGATTTGCAGGGCCGCCCCTACAGGCACAAAAATAGCCGGGTCACGCTCCAATACTTGACGGTCTGGATAAGCCGGGTCGGCAATCCATTTGTCAGTTGATAGAACTGGCTGGCCTTGGCTGTCTTTGATCACTTTGCCGTCAAGCGTCACAGTTTGGGTAACAACGGGCTTCATGTAATATGCCTCGCTGAGCCCGGCCCGCGTAATCTCTTGGCCTCGGATGAGGCTGCCTTGCTTGGCCTTCTTGCCTACCTCGTTTAGCTTCGTGAGCTTGGCGCGGTGCTTGAGGCGCTGCATCAGGATCTCAATCGCCGGGTTTTCGTCCTCGGCACCCTCGGCATTCGGGCCAAAAAAGGCAGGCGTAGAGAGTAAGTCGTTGTCCATCTTGTCGCCGTGCTGGTTCACGGGCGTCATGGGCAGATTCAGCGAAAGATTTGTCTCGCGGAAAAGCAGGCAGTTGGCCTTACGGTGCTCGAAGTCCTGCTCATAGGCTAGCTGGTAGTTGTCCCAGCGCCAAAGGAGAGAGCCAACGGTGTAGTCTCGGCTGGTGGTCTGGACGCCCATAAGTTGGCGGCAGTTCTCCACTTCGGCGATGACGTACTGAACGAATGCGTTCTCGGCGGCGTCATTGTCGAAAGTGAGGTGGGAGTTGATGAGGCGCTGCATTCGATATTGTGTGTAGTTATGGCGTGGCTGTGGCTTTGTGCAAGCCCATTGCGTGGGCCTGTGCCCTGGCGGCGGCCATGGCATCCTCACGGGCCTTTTTGAAGGCCTTGATTAAGCTCTCGCCCGGCGTGGCCTTCTCGCTTGGCATGGCCTTGGCTGTCACCTTGGCGGCATTGGCGGCGTAAAGGCGGCCTGCCAGCTCGGCAAACTGCCGTTTCTTGGCTGGGTCTGTGATGGGCACAGGCTTGGCTTTGCCGGGAGGATCGGCGGTGTAATCGTCGCGTTGGAGCGGTTGCGGGCTCCAGCGTTTGGTTGGGTGCAGGCGGTTGGCGCGGTAGAGGAGGGCATCTGGCTGGGGCGTAACTTTGGTGTTGGCCTGGAATAGCAGGCGGGCTGGCGGCGTGAAGGCCTTGGGCAGGCGCTCGCCAGTCGTGCTGATTTTGGGCTGGGCGGCGAAGACTGGCAACTTGGGGGCAATCGTGGGGTTTGGCAGGGCGGCGTAGCCTGGGCCTGCCGTCGTGCGCTCGCGTAGCACATCGTCCATGTTGCGGAGTGGCTGTTTGATGAGGTTTGGGATGACGTTGTTCATCAGCATCTTTACCCCGGCGCTTTGGTCGGGATTCTCGCGCTTCTCTTCCACGTCGCGGACAAACTGCATGGCGTTGGCGAAGCCTTGCAGGAATGATTTATCCTCCATGGATGAGACGAGGCTCGATAGCATGTAGGTGGAGTAACTGGCGTTTTCGCCCTGCGATTTGAGGCGTTTGACCTCCTGATAGTTTCGGTAGGCGTCGATCCACGTTGTCAGTGTGGTGGCGGCTGGCTCGTAGCGGCCAAAGGGCAGGCTGCCAAGCACCTTGCCTTTGCCATCCTGCCAGACAATGGAGTTTTCCCCGCCGTATTTGCGGAGGAACTGATCGGTTGCCGCCCGTTCTTTGAGTGAGTGCGAGCGCGTGCCGACGAGTAGTACAGGCTTTTCGTCGTCGTTGTCGTCGCCCTCAAGCATCGAAGCCAAGGCCAGCCAGCCAAGGCCAGCCAACAGCGTCTCCGAGGCGTCTTTGATTTGCATGGCCTTCGGGTAGGATTTGATCATGGGCACGCCATCCTTGCCCATTGCCAGCCAGCCTGCCCGTGTCAGGCCGTATAACAGGCTGATTGCCGAGCCGCCAGCCTTCTTGATGCCGGTGCGGACGATGTTGGTCGGGGTGCGCTGGAAGGGGAAGATCCAGCGCATGAGGCTGCCAATGAACTTGCGGGCACGAATACGTTTGTTCAGTTCGGCCACGGCATCAGAGTCGCCTTTGGCCTCAGCTTCGGCTAGTAGCTTTTCCAGGTCTTTAATGCCCTTGTAGCCTCCAAGGACAGTGTCCACGAACTCGGTCGCGGAGTTGTTGCCTTGGAAAAGCAAATCTTCGGCGGTCTTCATCACATCCCCCCACACGGCGCTGGAGGTGTCGTTCAACGTGTTGGCAATCTCGGTGTCGATGAAGGCGGCCCGTGCCTGCCCTTTCAGGCCCTGGCGCTTGGCCTCCACATGCGCCCGGCGGTAGGCCACGGCGGAGGCCTCGGCGTACATGATGGCGGTCTTGAAAAAGGCGTCTGTGAAGCGGAGCACACGGCCCGGCAGGCGGCTGATTCGGCCTGCCTGCCCGCCTACGCTGGCGCGGATGTTGCCCACTTTGTCAAGGTCGCCATCCACAACGTCGATTTCGAGCGGTTGGCCGAGGTACTTGTGGCGGATGGTGTCGCCTTCGGTGAGGAAGGTTTGGCGGGCCATCTCGAAGGCTGGGCCGATGCCCAGCCAGAATCCTTTTAAGATGTGCTTGAACTCGCGGAACTGGGGCGCGTTCGGGTCTTGGTAGGCAAGGTTCAGCGTGGCCTCGGCTAGGCGCTGGCCGGTGTAGTGCCAGGCGACTTGTGCGGCGTTACCAGTGATGTTCGCCACCTGGGTCTGGGGGCCAGATAGGAGGGGCCAGTTAATCCAGTATTCATAAACCTTGTCGAAGGCGCTGGCCTTGGCGGCGGTGTATTCGCGGGCGAAGGCGTAGTAGTTCGCCATATCGTCGGGGTCGAAAGGCACGAACACGCGCACGCGCTGGCCGCTGGGCGTCATAACCACCTTGGACATGAGCTTGCCGGAGTTGCGGGCCTTGGCCGATTGCAGGGCGTAGGCCATGACGCGGTTTACCTCGGAGGTCACGTCTGCCACGGTCTGGCGCTTGCCGCCTAGTAGGGCGGGCTGGGCTTCGATGGGCTTGGGCGGCAGGCGTAGAATGGAGTCGCTGGCGGGGTTGAAGCGTTCCGAAAGCGGGATGACTTGACCGGACTCGTCGCGGGTTACGGGGTCGGCGGATTTGATCTGGGATGGGTTAATCGGGACGAAAGAAGGCGGGTAGTCTCCAAAACGCTCGTCTACAAGGTAGCTGTCGAATCGTGTATCTCCGCTTCTTTGGAGGTGCTTGAGGAATGGAAATAGAAGATCCGCCTTAGTGAAATCGACAAGCTCGTTTTCCGGTAGTTCGGCACCTTCTCCGAAACGATCTTTTTGCCAGCCTTTTGCGCGCACCCATGGCAAAAACTCCTCATTGAAGACCTTCCTGCCTGACGGCGTGCGTGTATCAAGAGGCTTGCTTGATTTAAAAAACAATTTCAAAACTCTACCTTTTCCTCCGCCCTTTCCGGTATATCCAGTTGCGTACTCTTCGCTAGTTGTGAAGAAGTTAGGTAAATAGTCCTTAAACACCGTAAAGGCTTCTTTGGCTGCCGTCCCGTGGAATACAGTTTCTCCGTATGCCGCTCTGCTAGCCGCCTCGTCCACCATGCGCTGGGCTTTCTCCATATCCCCAGCCTCCACGGCGTCCATGTATTCCTTATCCAAGGCCGCCTGCCCTGCCTGCCTTGGCGGCAGCCCCAGCCCCACAGCCTTCTTGAGCCGGGCAAAGCCAGCCTTGATGAGGCCGCCAAAGCCGGTGCCTGCCTTGACCTGGGCGGCCACGGCGGGGCGGATGATGGCGGCGGTGGCGTCGTGGATGAACTTGCCTACGTCGTCTTGGTTGAGGTTGAGGGCGTTGGCAATGTGCTCGTCGGAGAAGCCTCGGAAGGCTAGGCGCATGATGTTGTAGCCGTCGTTGTCTTTGCCTTTGTAGGCGTCGAGGCCTTCTTTGACGGCGGGGAGGTCCAGGATGGCGGATTGGAGGGCCACGCGGTCGGTGCCTGAGAGCATGAGGTCGTCTTCGGTGACTCCCATGTTTTTGAGCACGGCCTTTTTGATCTTCTCGCTTTCGGCGTCATCTTTCGCTAGCAGTTCCTCTTGTGTCTCTTGGGCGCGGGCGGTCTTCAAGGCTGCCTCTATGTCGGCGCGGCGGCTACCTTGGACTTCGGCGAGTTGGGCCTCTAGGCTGGCGATGCGGCGGGCCTTGCCTGCCTGGGTGGGCAGGATGCGGAGCTTGCGGCGGACGGCCTCGCTTGGGCCAAACACGATGTCGAGCGCCTTGGTCCAGCGTTCCTGTGGGCTTTCCAGCGGATCTCGGCGGGCGCTCATAGCCTGGGCTAGGCGGGTGCCGGTGTCGAGGTAGTAGTTGCCTACCTTGTTGAGGAGGGCGCGGATGTTCTTATCGCCGGTAAGGCGGGCTTCGCGAGTGAGGAATTGGAACGTCTGCCCGAGAACGGCCTGCTCGTCCACGTCGAGGAGCTTGCTTTCTTCGGCCATGTCGGCGGCCCACTGTACGTACTTCTCGGGGTCGCTCTCGAAGGTTTCCTTTGCCCACTTGCGGAGCTTGTCGAGTTGCACGGTTTCCGGGCCGCCTAGCTCGTCACGGGCGGCGGTCAAAGCCTGATACACGGCGCGGGCTTCGGGATACTCAAACTGTTTGGACAGGTTGCGGCCCGACATCTTGCCACTTGCCTGCATGGCGTCGATGGCGTCGGGATCGTTGCGTAGCGCCTCCCTGGCGGCTGCCTCTTCCTCGGCTAGGCGTTGCTGCTCGGCCATGAAGGCAGCCAAGTCTGGGTCGGCCTCTTCGTCGGCCTCGGGCTGGCTGGCCTCTTGGCTGGCTGCCGGGCCGCCTTCTGGGGCGGGCGGGTTGCGGAGGATGCTGTTGCTCTGCTGGTTAAAGCGTTCGGAGAGCGGGATTACTTCGCCGGACTCGTCGCGGGTTACGGGGTCGGCGGATTTGATCTGGGATGGAGTGAACACCCCGACAAGAGTTCCCTTCAACTCGTTTCCAGTGTTTCCCTTGTCCCAAGGCAAGCGCAGCGGGTCAATGACGTTACGAATGACGATTGCATCGTTCCCGTCTTCTTGCGCCCAACCGACCCACTTACTGAAGGATCTATCTTTCACAGATCCGCCAGCGTCAAAAACCATCGGGTCATTATATTTTAGGTAGGCTGATACTTTCCGCTTTGCGTCCTGCATGTAGGAGTCAGCGACAAGTTCATTGGTAGTCCAAAAAATCACTCCTTCCTCGCTTTGTCCGCGCTTTTTGATCGTCATGTCGTAGCGATCAAAATCATCCGTTTCGGCTCGGAAGACTTTGGGGTTGTCATACCCAGCCTTCCGCGCCGCCTCATCCACCATGGCCTGAGCCTTCGCCAAGTCCCCGGCGGCCACGGCGGCCAAGTACTCGGCGTCCTGGGCGGGCGTGACGGCCTGCCCGGCTGGCGGCAGGCCAAGCCCGGCTGGCTGGCCTTCGTCGGCTGGCTTGGTGATTGTCACCATCTCGGTACGCACGCCTGTCTGGCGGAAGGCGTCGGAGCCTGCGAAGCTGCCCTCGGGCATGGCCTCATGGCTGCCGCCTACGCTGTCCAGCCACTCGCGGAAGGCAGTGGCCTGCTTGTCTTGGCGGTAGAATGGCCCGGCGGACATGATGGCGACTAGCTTGCCGCCCGGCTTGAGGAACTTGTAGGCGTGCTCAACGTGCTCGATGTCTTGGCCGTTTTCAAAGGGTGGGTTCATCACCACGGCGTCATATTTCGGCTCTGGCTCTACGCCGGTAAAGTCGTTGTCGATGACGTTCACGCCTTTAGCGGTGAGGATGTCGCGGAGGCGGCTGGAAAGCTCGATAGCGTCCACCTCCGCTCCAGCCTCCTGCATTGCCTCGGCAATGTCGCCCTTGCCTGCGCTTGGCTCCAGTACCTTCATGCCGGGCTCAATGCCTGCTATGCCCACCATCTCGTCAATGACGGCGCGGGGGGTGGGGAAGAAGCCGGGTAGCTTCATGCCAACTAGCTCGCGCTCCATCTTTTTGATGGGGTCTTCTTTGGCGGCTTGGCCTCGGTATTGCAGGAACTCGCGCAGGGCTGCCCGCAGGCTGGGCAGGTTGGTCAGGCCCATGGCCTTGAGGCGGTCGTATGTCTCGTACTTCCACTTGATCGTGTCCCAGACGGGCTTGCCGCGCTCGGTGACTTTTTGGGCGAGTTCCTTCACGTCGTCCAGTTCGGAGTCTGTGCGCAGGGTTACGGCCTGCCCTTCGTTCTCGTTCATGCGGATCTTCGCCACGCGCTCGGCTAGTAGTTTAGCGCCCGGCGTCTCGCGGCCTTTCGCCACTAGGTCCATGAGCGTGCTCTTGTCGAGGTAGGGGTAAGGGATGCGGGTGGCGTCCATCATTTCCGCCGTCGGCCCGCCTGCCTCGGTTTTCTCGCGCTCCATCATGCCCATCTTGCGGTCGCGAATCCAATAAGACATGGCACCACGCGCCATGCCGTCCAGTGTCTCCACATGCGTTCCCATCCGCACGCCGTCTAGGTGCGTAGCCTCGCCTGATTCCATGGCGGCGGCAAGGTTGCGCATTGTAGCCGCCATTGCCTTCATGCCTCTAGCCGTAGCCTCCTGCCCGGCGGCCTCGCGGGCACGCTTGGCGGTGTTGGTCTTGCGGTCGGCGTTCAAGATGCCGTCGGCTTTGGCGTCTAGGGCATCAGCCACGGCTGTAAGGCGGCTGGCGGTGGCGGACTTCTTGGCCTCTTGGCGCTCCTGAATCTGCTCTTTTTGGTCCACTGTCTCGCCTTTGGAGACGGCAATGAAGTTTTCGGCGGCGGCTCGGCTGGTGAACTGGAAGCCGGGCACGGCTCCGCCCTTGGAATAGGACGAGTAGTAGCCGCCGAGTTTCTTGGAGGCGGCGTTGAGGTTGTCGTAAACGGGGCGCTCCACGCGCTCGGAGAGCTTCACCACAAAGAGGTCGTGGCCTTTCTGCGTGTGCTTTGTTTCGATGATGTCGGCCTCTACGCCTGTGTTCACGCCATACACGCGGCTCTTGGCCTCTGTGCGGGCCTGCTCCTGTGCCTTGCGGTCAATGCCGCGCACGGCGTCGTAGGCGGCTAGCTGCTCGGGGGTGAGGATGGACTCGCCCTTTTTGCGGACGGCCTCGTTTCTCGCCTGTGAGCTTTTTAGCTTCAAAACTTCCTTCACCTCTTCCGCGCTCATGGCTTTGCGTCCTGTGCTCCACACAAAGCGGTCCCATTCATCGGCTGTTTCGGGGTTGGTGAGTGCCTTCTCTTTGGCTGCCTTGCTGGCCTCGGCGGCCTCACGGCGGGCCTTGGCTTGCTCCACAATCATTTCGTCAGTCCACTTGGCTACCTTCTCATCCATCGCGTTGTCCTTGTTTGTCTGGAAGTCGCCACCGTAGGAGTAGGAAATGGAATCGTCGGGGTTAAAGTAGAGGTCCAGTGTGCTCAGCACGCTGTCTGCAATGGATGCCTTGCCGTCTGACTTGCGGGCGCTCATGCCAGCCATGGGCAAAAGCTCGTCCACCTTCATCTTGTTGAGGTCGGCCAAGATGGCGGGGCGCTGGGCCTTGAGCTGTGCCCATGCCGTGCGGACCTGCTCGGCGGTCACTTCGCCCTTGCGGAGCTGGGCAATGAAGGCGCGGGCGCTGTCAAAGCCGGTGATGGGCTGCACCTGCCCGCCCTGCCCTTCGGGGGCTGGCGCTTGGGCAGGCTGGCTGGGCTTGGCAAAGCCATTGGCGGCGAGGGCTTCGGAGACGGTGGCAGCGTCTTTGAACTCTGGATAGCCGTAGCCTCGATCACGCTCTAGGAATGGCATGTCGCGCTCAATAACAGCGAAGTTGATGGCTTTCTTCATCAATTCATCCAAAGATGGCGCGAAGAATTGCACATCTGCCTTGCCGTCTTCTTTGAGGTAAGTCAGCCTCCATTCCAAAGGCTTTTGGTCTGGTTCACGAATGCGAACCCATTTAAACAGCACGTCATTCCTGATCTTGGTAGAAAGGGCAACAGGCGAATTAAGAGTCGATTCCGGCAATGTTTGTAGCCACTCCACAAATCGGGCGGAGTATTGCGCTAACCGAGTGGTCATATTCGACTCACTACCTCCACGCCCTTCTGGCACATCCTCGGGGCGTTTCATCGTGCTATCTGTCAAAGCAGCGGCTCCGGCATTGGTAAGCACCATGTCGCCTTTGCGGAACACATAGACCGTGCCGTAGCTGCCTGCTTTGACGTTAGTATAGCTCCACCCATCTTTGACTGCGGCGGAGTACTCTTTGAGAGTTTGAGCGCCTTCTGGGGTGGCTGCGGACTGCCCGCCAACAATGGCCTTTTGTTCAAACGCAAGTTGGCGAATATCGCCTTGGTAATACCACGGGGCGCTAGGCGTCTTGGACTTGATGGCGGCGGCTCGCAGAGTGCCACGCGGGTTACTCATCGTGCCCTCTGTGCTGACTTCGGACCACTCGCGGGAGTGTTTGGCGTTGACGTTCTCCTGGCCGATACTGGCAGGCTCGGCAGGCGGGGCCGCCTCTTGGCCCGGCTGGGCGGCAGCCTGTTTGGCGGCGTTGATGGCCTCCCATGATGTAGGGTCGTTCTCGCGGTCCCATTTGGAAACGGCCTCATCCACCAACTTATCAGACAAGGCTCCTAAAGCGCCGTCATGGGCGCTTTGTTGCTGTTGCCATTCAGATAGCTGGGAGCTTCCTTTTTCTGTGAGTTTGGCCTCTTTGGTTTTTGTCACCCATCCTGCACGGATGCCCACGGCTAAGCGGGCGGGCGTTAGCTTGTCTGGTTTGTAGGGCTTGTGGTTTGCACGATCACGCAAGGCTTGCAGGGTTTCCAGGTCGTCTGGGGCTGGCGGCGGAATGGACGGATCTTGGGCGGCAAAGGCGCGGGCGGCCTCGGCTACCTCTTCTCTGGTCTGGCCCGGCTGGGCGGGCGGCTCGGCTGCCGGGCTGGCCTCTGCCGTGACGGGCGGGGCCTGGCGGGCGGCCCAATCGCCTTGAGCTGATTCGATGGCATCCACGATGGCGCTAGACGCATTATTCCTCTGCGCATAGATGCGGGCTGCCGCCAACTGCGCTGGGGTGAACTTGCTGCCGCTGATAGCTTCGGTGTAAACTGAACCGCCCCGGATGGGAAAGCCCGCCTTGTCCAGTCGCGTGATGTCTGTTGCCAGTGCTTTTAGGGCGTCCACCACGGGGGCGGCGGCGGTATCAATCTCGGTGTCCGTGAGTTTGTACGCATCACTGACATCATTCATGGTGATGGCGTGAGGGCCGACTATCCGGGGGCGTGGCGTTTCAGGCTCGGCTTGCGTTGGTGGCGGTGGAGTTGCTGGCTTGGTAGCCTTCGGGGCGGTGTCCGCATTCAGCCGCATAGGCATGAGCACAAACAGGGCGTTGCCTGCTCGGAGGGTGGCGGGCGAGATGTCGTCCTGAATGCGTAGCTCGATCTGCTCGTTGCCAAGGTTGCGGGCTACGCGCAGGATGGTTTGGAAGTAGTCAGGGTTGTAGGCGGCAAGGATTTGGGCCTCGGGCTGGATGTTGTGTGCGTAGTCGCCTCGGTTGACATCGCTGGCGAATGAGCCAAGGCTGCCGTCGGGGTTGCGGTAGAGGGAGACGGCTTTGGAGGCTGTTCCTGTTTCGCCGGGCAAGTCTTTGATGACGGCGCGGGCTTGGCTCATCAGGCTGAACCAGCGGGCGGTGTCGAGGGTATAGGGCGTGAAGGCTTTGTCATCGGGGATGATTGCCTCCATCGTTGGATTTTGCTCACCTTCGGGCCATGGCTGCGCATTACCCTTTTCGTCATAGACGATAGCTTCTTGGCCTTTACCTCCGCCATTCTCATGCTCTACACGCACGGCAAAGCGGCCATTGGTTGCCCAAAGGTAAGCGCCTTCACCTTTTACTTTTTGCAAACCTTCGCCGCGTGTCGTGTCTGTGGACACCATCGGGAACATCGCCGCCACCACGTCCGCCGTGGTCTTGGCCTTCTTGAGGGCTGGCACCGCCGTAGGGGCCTGGGCCGTGGGCTTGGCGGGCAGGTCGTCGCGGGCTTGGGTCGTGGGGAACTTGTCGGCCTTCTTTTGGAAGCGGTAGAGGGCTTCTTTCTCGTTGAGGATGGTAAACGTGCCATCTCCTGGAACTTCAATAGTGACGTAGCCAATCAGGCGCTCGGCATCAGCCTTGGTGGCTGCGTGCTCGCCCGCGTAGGCTTCGCGCTGCTCTTTGCTGAGGCTGTCCCAGTTACGGGCGGCCTGCGCTTCCAAGTCGTTGATGGTGTCCTTCTGCTCCTTGGTCATGTCTGCCCTCTTCGGCGCGGCCTTTACGGCGGCGGCCACCTCGGCTAGCAGGAACTTCTTTTGCCCCTTGGCGGCGGCGGCATCGAACGGTGCGGCCTGCTTGGCTGGCTCTGGCATGGCTACTTCTTTGGCAACGGCAGCCGTTTGGGGTGGCGTGAGGTCTGGCAGGGCGGCTAGTTGCGTAGATACCTTGTCTTTCTCTGTGCCCATGCCTTTACGGAGTGTGTAGCGAAGGGCTTCGCGTAACTCGTTGTAAATCTTCTGGTGTGGAGTGTTGAAGAGTAATTGCCCGTCTGCGGCCTTGGTTCCGACATCCTGCACCAACTGCATCACGGCCTCAGTATCGGCCTGATTGACGGCTAAGCGGATCACACGTTGCGGCATGTCCACACGGCTCTGCTGGCTGGCGTTCATGCCTAGCCATTCGCCCACAAACTGCGCCAGCGGCGAGGCGTAAGGCATGGCGACTTCTTCGGCGACTGCCTCGGCCTGGGCTGGCGTTACGGAGGCTGGGAGGGCGGGGGCAGCCTCGGCTAGGGTGGCTTCTGCGGCTTCTCTTTTGGCGGTGGCGTCATCCGCTTTGATGCGGGCGGCTTCAACTCGTTGGCGAGCAACAATTTCGTCGGCTGCTGTAGGCACGGCAGGCGGCGGCGTGGCTGTCGTGCCCTCCATGGCGGCTTTCTCGCCGCGCAGTTCTTCCAGTTTCTTTTCTAGGCTGGCAAGCTCCCACTCTGGCTTGTTTTTGAGCTTGAGCGTGGTTTCAATCTCCTTGATGCGGCGGGCGCGCCATTCAATCTGGCGTTTCTTAGTCTCTGGGCGGGCCATCAGTTCGGCGTAGCGGGCCAGCCACTCGCGGGCGGCTTCTAGCTTGGTGTTCAGCCAGCGGCTATGTGCTGCTGCTCCGCTTTCGATGGTGATCTTGCCGAGAATGTCGGGGGCCTCATCGGTGAGTGTCCTTGCTGGCGGGCTTCTCCATACGCGCTCGGTGCGACCGTAACCAGCTGGCTGAATCTCGCTGAATTCTTTAGAGAGTGTCTTGCGGGCCTCTGTGATGCCTTGGATGGTGGCGAGGGCAAGGCTCTGGCGGGCTTCTCCGGCCATCTCGTCGCCGCTCTTGTCGGCAAAGTGTGTGATGCACTCACTCCCAACGGCCAGCGTCCACTTTTTCCCATCGTCTTTGATGAAATAGAAGTTCTTCACTGGTTGCTTGCCGCACCACTCACAATTCCCGTGCTCTTGAGCGTTGCTGTTTGGAAATAGTGTGGGGGCTTTCTGCATCTCGGATGCACCCGCCAGATTTTGCGTTGGCCTGCCGTCCTGCGCCTCCCCGGTGAATGGGAATGCGGACCAGTCGGAAATCTTGGTGCCCATGTGGACCTGATTAGCGGCCACGGCCATCTCATAGGTCTTGATGGGCCTATCTTTGAGCGTGCTGTCTTTCAAAACTTCCTCGGCTTGCCCTTTTGTGATCGTGGCAGCGGCGGCAGCCTGCCCCATAGGCCCGCCAGCCACGGGGGCTTGGCTGGCCTGATACACGGCCTGCCAGTCGGGCTTTTCTTCCAGTGTGGAGTCAAAGCCGGTCATCAGCCGCCAAAAGGCCCGGCTGTATTGGCGAAGCTGGCCGCCTGGGGCTAGCTTGTCGAGGCGGGCGGCTAGCTCGGCTGGCGTCTTCACGCCTGCGTCAACCAGCACAGAGGCCGCCTTCATCATGGCGTCTCGGCGGTCGCGTGGTAGGTCGGTTTGCTCTAGGCTGCCCTGCGGGGGAAGTCGGAGGCTTGATTGATTGCTAGGCGGCAGAAACAGGCCGGTGAAGGCCTCGGCAAGTGCCTTGTCGGCCTCATCGGTCTGGCGGGCCTGGGCTGGCTCTGCCTGCGGGGCGGGCTGGGAGGCGGCAGGCTTGGCGCTTTTGGCATTGGCTGCCGTCATGGTCAGGATTGAATCTGCCGTGCCTTCCCATCGCTGCCAGTTGATGTCTTTGGGGCGCTTCCGGTTGTGGTTGCGCACCATTTCGTGAGCGTCTGCAATGGCGATCTTCAATGCCTCGTCAATGTCTTTGCCATCGCGAACTGCTCGCTTCATGGACATCAGAGCGTCGGCGGCAATTCGGTCGTTGGCGTTTTCCGCACCAACGGCAATACCCTGCCCACCTTCATAGGGGCGTGAACGCTCGTCATATCGGCGAATGGCGGCGTCGATGACTTTCAACGCTTCATCTGGACTGGCAGGCTTAGCGGCAGCCTGCGGGGCAGCCTCCGGCCCGGCCTGTATCTCCAGCCCGGCCTTGGCCTGGGCGGCGTTTGCCATGAGGGCGTCAATCACCTGGGGCTTGGTGGCTTTTTTATCCAACTCAATACCAGCCTTCTTGGCCTCGGCTTTGAGTGTGAAGATGTCGGAGGCCTCTAATTCCACGCGCATCTCTGCAACCTCGTCGGCGGGGAGTGCCGCTATTTGGTCGGCGTAGGCATCGCTCCCTTCAAAGATGTGTGTGTCGAGATACCCGCGAACGTCGCGCAGGGTTTGAAATTTGCGCGTGTGGGCACCGTCAATGACTTCGTACGCCCCCGGCTTACCTTGGACTGTAATGTTTGCGTCACCTTTTCTTGTGACGTGAGTGTTGCCAATAAGCGCCCATGGCTTTGGTGTTGCGTTGCGGATGCCATGGGACTCTCCATAAGCCATGGCTTCGTCTAGCGTTCTGAAACTGCGCCTAAGCTCGCGCTCTGATCGGCCATCGCCGTCTTTATCCACTCCCACCTCAAAGATAGATTGCCCTCTGTTTGTTGGGCGGATCTCCGAGATATAGAAAGCGGCTTTATCATCCTTCGTTTGGATTTCCAGCCCGGCTTTGGTGGCCATGTCGGCCACGATGGCCTGCACGGCGTCGGCCTCGGCCTCGATGCGGGCGGCCTCGGCTTTGTCGGTGACGAGCTTGGCGATGTCGCGGAGCTGGGCCACGAAGTCGCGGAGCAGGGCCATGAGGCGGTCGCGGAAGGCCGGGTCTTGGCTGGCCTCGATCTCGGCTTGGTTGCTGATCTTGCCGCGTAGGCGGGCTTCGACTAGCTGGGCGAACCATTCGTGGGCGGCGGCGAACTCTTTGCCTGCTGTGCCCTCCTGCTGGAAGTCGGTTAGCCCGCTGTCGGCGAGGTAAAGGGCCTTGCTGGCGGCTTTAGCCTCGGGGGTGAGGAGATTGTAAAGGCCGATGATCTTGGCTCCGTCCATGTTGCCGATGGCGGCCTTGTGGATGAACTCATGGAGAATGAACACGTCCATAGCCTCGCGGCCTGCCTCGGTGGTGGCGTGCTTGGCGGTGAGGCGGTTGATGAGCTTTTCTGGGTTGATGAAGAGGATACTCCCCTTTCTGCCCACTGGCTTTACCTCAAGCTCGCCGCTCTTTGCGCGCAGATCCTTGGCGTAAACGTCAAAGTCCACGGCCCCCGCCATGGCCTTGAGCCGTGCCCGCAGGCGCTTGGCGAGGTCGAGCTTGCGGGCGGCGAGGTCTTTGGCGGCCTTGCTGGGCTTGCCCACCAGAGCCTTGCGCACCTCGGCCTCATACTCGGCTAGGGCGGCCTCTGCCCGGCCCTCTGGCGTGGCTGGGCGGGGCGGCTGGGCGGGCTGGGCCTGTCTTTTCGTGCGGATGGCCTGCCAGTATGTAGGCTGCACCATTTTGTTGGCTTCCACATTTGCAGCGGCGGCTTCAAATGTCTCATCGCTAGCGATACGTCTATTAGCTACCTCATTGGCAATACGGCCCTCAGAAGGCAAGCCTGCCGATTGTTTCAGTATCTCGGCTAACCTTTCGGGCGAGTCCGTGCGGCGGGCCTCACGCTCAAGAAGCTCGCTCTTTTGGTAATCTGATTCGGTCCAGTCTGCCGCCTCCGCCTCCGCCTGCCCGGCTGGCTGGCTGGCTGGGGCCGGGCTGGGGGCGGGGCGGTAAACGTAGAGGTCGCCTTCGCGGGTGTAGCCCTCGGGCAGTTTGATGCCGTAGGCGTCCACGGCGGAGGCGGAGACTGGTTTTTGAGCTTCCGTGGCGTCACCGATAAATCGCCGGTGCTTTCGGTCCCACATACCTTTGTCTTCTTTCCACCGCTGCTCCTTGGCTTTGTTGTCCTCGCGTGCGCTACGGATAGCTCTTTCAGCGCGTGGTCGGCGATTGCTGTCCTTTGGTAAGTCGTTGAACTCACGTTCAAGGACAGCTACATCTTCAAGCTCAGGTTTTTTAGCTTCGACATACTCCTCCGGCGTCATCTGCTCTGGCGGCTTGGCGGCAGGCACAAGCTGGCTGGCCTCTTTTTGGCTTGCCTGGGCTGGCTCTTGTGGCAAACTGGTTGCAGTAGCCGGAGAGATCGACCCCTCACCCGGTGCAACGTTGCTCACTCCCGCCTCCTCGGTCTGGCCGCCTTGGGGGCGGGATTGTGTCTGGGCTTTCTCTTGCACGGTCATGTCAGCGAGTCCGGCCTTAAACTCGTCTAGGCTCATTTGCTGAATGCCTCCAAAGCCTTTCCAATCGGGAGTGTAGTTGGAGCGATAAGCGGCCTCTGCTTCGGCTGGTGTGGCGTAGCCGATGATGGACTTGAACTCGTCAAACTTGCCCGTTTTGGGGTCGTTTTGAGTCACCACAAACACAGGTCCAGCGTAGTCTTTAGGTGTGCCGGGCTTAATGAACACGTCGGCTTGCTCTCCCGTGTTGTCGATGGAGCCTTTTATGTAGCCGTAATGGTCGGCTAGATTACCCCATTCTGGGCGGCGTTTGGTGCCAGCGGCGTTCTCAATGGAAATGTTGAGGCCTGCAATCGTGGTGTGGCCTTTCTGGTAGTTGCCAGCATCCTTCTGGGCCTCAGTAGGCTCTGGCAGGGTATTATTTGAGCTGGTGGCGGCTTGCCCGGCGGCCTGATCCACGGGGGCTGCTGGAGGCTTGGCCTTGCCTGCCTTCTTGGCGGCCCTGGCCTTTTGCTCGGGCGTGGCGCGGGCCTCTTGGGCGGGGCTTAGGCCGGTTGGCGCTGGCTCAGGAGGCGCTTCTTGTGGCGGGGCGGTTTCAAGGCTTGAAATTCCTCCCTGAGATTGTCGGCCATCTTCTGTAGGCCCGGCTTCGCCCACTTGGGTATCTGCGTTTGGTGTGATGTCTTGCTCATTGGCTGGGGCTGGCTCGGGTGTCTGGATGGTTGCAGGAACAGGATTTGCACCTGTGTTTGAAGGCAATGAACCTCCCGTGATGACTACTTCACTATCCTGCGGCGTGGATTCTGCCTTGGCAGGCTTGGCCTGTCCAGCCTTTTTCTTGGCTGGCTTGGCTTCCTCGGCGTCAATCTGGGCCTTTCGCTCGGCCTCGGTGAGGTTGACCATGGCGGCCAAGCCTTCCTGGGCCTCGTCTGTCAGCCACTCGGCGGCGGCGTTGCGGAGCACGGGCTTGTCTTTGTAGAGGTAAACGAGGGGTGTTACTTTGGTGTCTGGCGTGATCTTTCCGCCCTTGTTGACGAACCCAAGCGCCTCCTGCTCCTCGATGTCGAGGCTTTCGAGGCTCTGGCCCTGGGCGATCTTGACCACGCCTGCGGCGGCATGCCTAGCCACGGCGGCGGGCGGCCTGCCTGTGCGCTTGGCGGTGGCGGCGACGGATTGCGGGAGGGGAGTAGCGCCTGTGGGGTTGAACTTGGCGATTTGATTGGCAATCGCTTTAGATATTGCAGTTGGCGCAGTCAGCCCAGCCTCGGCGGCGGCGGCGACATCTTGCGGTCTAGGCCGAATAGGGGCAACTAATCCTGCTTGTGCGGCAGCTTCTATTGGATTGGGTCGTTTAGGAGCGACCAAACCAGCTACAGCAGCGGCTTCTATCGGATCTTGTTCTGTAGGCGTCTCGGGCGCTGGCGTCGGAGCCGGGCCAGCCGGGCGGGGCTGCACGGGCATGGCTGGGGCCTCGCCTTCTGGGGGCGGGGCCATGCCGGGGCCTTCGGTGCCTGCTTGGCGGCGGGCCTGCATGAGAGCGCCTGCACCGCCCATGAGGGCCGTGACGCCTGCCAGCTCGGGCAGGGTGTTGGCGAAGTTCTTGAATGTGGCGACGGGATCGGCGGAGGCTGCGGACTCTTGCAGGATGGTGGTAAAGTATTCGTCGGCGATCTCTTCGGGCAATTCCTCGGCGGCTCCTTTGACAAACTGTCCCAACAAACCCTTGAAGGTGTTGCGGGCCGTTTCCTGCATGGCCTTGTCACTAAAGATGCGCTCCAAACCTGTTGGTCCCATGCCTTTAGTAATCAGCCCTGAAATCACCCCAGCCAGTGCGGCAGGCAAGGCGGCCTTGCGCCAAGCCTCGCCATGGCTTAGCCCGGCGTCTTCTTTGGCGGTGCGATAGAGGTCAGCGAACATGCTTCCCGCTGTCTGCCCGCCTGCCAGAACGGCGGCAGTGCCAAGGCCACCGCCCACGGCTCCTGCCCCGGCGATCATGGCGGCCACGGCGGGCGTCATGCGTGCGCCCATGCCCATCACACGGAGAGCGTAATCGGTGTCGGAGCCTTCGAGGTTCTGCGCGCCTACGACTGACTGGGTGTTCTCAGTGTTGGCGGCGGCGAGGTCGGCTAGCGTTTCGGAGCCTGTCACCATTGCGCCTACGCCTAGCGCCTGCGTGGCGATGTCTTGGAAGCCTGCCAGTAGGCCAAGGCCCACCTGCTCGCCTGCTTTGCGGAACCATGAGCGATTCTTCATTTCCTCCATGTAGGCGATGGCCTGCTTGGCGGGGGACTGGCGGGCGAAGCCTAGCTTGCCCTGTGTGGCTTGGTCTTCTTCAATCTTGCGCTCGCGCCATGCCATGAAATTATCGGCACCGGGAATGTTGGCGGACTGGCTCAGGATCTCCACGGCCTTCTCGGCGTGAATTTCTTGGAGTTTGGGGAAGGCTTTGAGTGCCTTGGCCTTGCCCTCTGGCGTGCCCTGGCTGGCTTCCACGGCCTTCTTGTAGGCCTCGGCATCGCCCCACATAGTCGGGTTGACGGTCACGTTGCCGTCTGGAAGCGTGCGGACTTCTTCGGCGATGGGCTGGCCGGTCTTGGCGTCTCGGCGCGGGTTGCTCCAGTCGAGCTGGCGGTAAGTCTGCAAGGCCTCCTTGGCGCTCGCCACGTCCAGGCCAGCCTTGGCGGCCTCCTGGGCTAGGCGTGGCGTTTCCTCTTCTGTGCGCCAGTCATCGGAGTACAAGCCTTTGGCCCAGCCTTCATAAAGCGGCTTGGCCTTTGCCAGCGTCTCAGCCTTGGCCTTGGCCTGCCCGGCGGCCTCTGCCTGCTTGGCGGCCCGGCCTTCAAGCTCGGTGCCTGCCACGGCCAGCACGTCTCGGCGGTCTGCGGCGGCCTTCAAGGCGGCGTCTGACTCGGCCTTGGCTTCGCCGTTGTGCTCGTCGTAGTCGGCAAGGGATTGCTCTAGGCGGGCCTTCTGGATGTCAAGGGCGGCCATTTCTTCGGCTGTCAAACCTTGCTCGGCTTGGCTCTGAAACTCTTCGTTGAAGGAATTAAGTTCTGCGACAATGGCGTTTCGGCCCTTGGTGATGGTGTCGAGGGTGCCAACGGCTTGTTCCTCCTGCTCGTTGATGATGTCGGCCTGTGCCTTGACTTCGGCCACTAGGTCGTCGTCGGGCAGGGCGGCTAGGCTGGCGGTCTTGCCCGCCTTCCACTTCTGCGGGTTAATAATCTGCTCTTTAATGTCGAGGGCGCGGAGTTTGAGTTCCTGCACCTTCTTTTCGGCCTCCTTGGCGGGCTTCACCTTGTCTTTGTAGGCAAGGTAGTTCTCAGCGGCGGCCTTGGCCTGCTGGCCTGCCTCATCGGTGGCGGGTGCGGCGGCATACTTGGCGGCGGTCTCCTCCATGTCCTGCCCGGCGGCGAACTGACTCAGGGCGGACTCGGCGGCGTTGAATGCCTCCTCGTCTTCTTTGGCGGGTTTGGGGGCGGTGAGGCTGATACGGTCGGCTTCGAGGTCGATCACGTCGGCCTGATCCTTCAACCGCTTCACTCGGGCGGACTCGTCCAGCTTGGCGGCCTTGGCCTGCTTGGCGGCGGCCCATTCCTCATCTGTCTGGAGGGGCACGGGCTCGCCTGTCACGCGGTCAATGTTGTACGGGCGTTTCTCGCGGGCCATGGCAAGGCGGCGGTTCTCGGCCTCGCGCTTGGCGGCTGCCTTGGTGGCGTCTTCGGCTACCTTGGGGTCCACTCCAATCTCACGTTCGCCCACGCCAGAGATGGTTTTAAACACCTTGCCGTCTTTAGTGACCTGCCGGGCATTGTTCCACGCGGAACGTAGCCCGGTTGGCTGGCTGGGGTCTGCGTTGTAGGGCTCGCCCGTGGTCGGGTCGAGATAAAGGTTTGACTTGCCGGGGGCCTTCACAAGGCGGCCAGAGGGCGTGGCTGGCTTGACCAACTTTCCACTTGGAAGCTCGATTTGCTCAATATACTCGCCTGTTTCTAATGTGCCTGGCTCTTTCTTGGCCGAACTGGCGCGGCTAGTGGTCCTGTACCCCATTCGGCTTTGGGGCTGGCCTTGGCGGGCGTAGTCGAGTGCCGCTGGGTAGTTCCCAGGGGTTTCGCTCCATTGTTGTAGGCGACGGGGGTTGCGTAAAAGATCGGAGAGGCCGGGCATTCCAGAGGATTACCTGATAACGGCGCGGGTGTCAATTGTACATCACCTGTGCAGATACACGAGCCTTGCCAAAGGCTTCGGCCAGCGGACCAGCATTTTGGGCAAAGTGGTTTCATAGATGCCGCCAAACATATCTGCGCAAGATGTTTCCAATCGTGGACTGTGATACATTAAACTGCTTAGCAAGCTGACGTTGCGAAAACCTCTCACTGGAAGGTGAACGTATTGCTATAACTTGATCGGAAGTGAGTGTAGTACAACCATGATCCTCGCCACGGCATAGTTTTTCTGGCTTTGTATGGCTTCCATCACGCTTTTTTGCGGCCATATCACGCATATTTTCCTTGTGGCTACCCAAGAAAAGGTGAGATGGGTTTACACAGGCCGGATTATCGCAGCGATGGCAGACGCAAAGGTTAGTATTTTCTCCATTCTTAATAACCCACGCAATACGGTGCGCTTGGAGTAATTTAATCCCAACTCTCATTTGCCCATACCCTTTTCGATCTCCACTCGCCATCCATATCCAGCACGGGCTTTCCATGTGTGGCTGAGTTGGTCCGTCTTTGTTGATCTTAGCCCAAAAATTCGCCTCTTGGGCGGGCGTGAGCTTGATTTCGTTGCGTGCCAATGGCACGGTAGCAGTAGCTTCGTTCATAGTCGTATATGGATTGAGGTTAGCGCCACCGTCCTGCTGAATACAGGCGGTGGCGTGTTCATGCATACACCAATGCGCGGCTTAATCAAGCCCAAACAGCCGGGCCATGTCCTACTTCACAACCAGCGTCCCACGACGCCTTGCCTTGCGGGCCATGTCCATCAGCCCGGCGGGCTCGGTCATGGCGACCGTCTCGGCCACCTTCTGGCCTGCCGGGCGGGCCATGCTCATGGGTGTAGAGCGGGCGGGCTTCTTGGGGGTGTAGGCGGTGGGGGCGGTGTAATCGGCGCGCTTTTTCCGAGTGATTGTTCCGGCATTATCCATTGCAACATCGGAGCCCATGTCTGCGGCCTCTTCGTTGTAGGTGTCCTTGGTTTCCTCAAAGGTGCCCTCATGCTTGGCTTTAGCAACACGCTGGGCGCGCTGCCGGGCAGCTTGGATGCTGCGGCCATCTTCGTAAAGATGGTCTTGAGATTCGTAAAGGCGTTGGTTTGCCCTGGCCCTAGCCTGATCTGCCCCGCCTTGGGCTAGGCGGGAGTAGCCAAGGATCTGGCGGCGGCCTTTGCTATTGTAGCCTTCGGCGTCGTATTTCATTAGCGTCCGATCTTGGGGGCTGAGATTGGTTTGCGGGCTGATCCTGCCGCCGGGTTGCGAGCAAGGCTGGCTTGGTTAGCGGCAATCTGCTGCTGTAGGCGGAGATTTTCTGGATCGGCGGCAACGCGGGCCTGCGCCAAGCCCATCTGGGCCTTTTTGCGGGCGGCTGCATTGGCGGCGGCAAGGCCTCCTGTAGCCTGATTTAGCGTCATACCACGACGGCCAGAGCCTCCTCGGGCGATACCTCCGCCGGGCTGGCGCTTGCTTCCGGCTTGGCTGAGGGCGTACTGGAAGGCAGTTTGCCCGGCTGCCCGGTTCTGTTCGGCTTCGTAGTCCTGGGCGTCGGCCTCGACCTCGGCGGTAGCAAGGTTGGTCTGGGCGGTGAGTTGGCCTTTGAGTTGGGCGAGCCCCTGTTGCTGCAACTGTGCCCAGAACCGCTTCCCCTCGGGGCTGGCTGAGTCCACCCACCTGCCTGAAACAGGGTTAAAAACCTTCGATCCGCTGCCGGACGATTGATTGACGTTTGCTTGGTATCCGGTGCTGGTATAATCGGCCATTGTGGTGAGAGTGAGAGTTAAAAGAGTTTTCGCCTCTGCCTCTCAAAAAGCAAGCCCGTATTTTCGTCCCCTCGATACCCTCCACCGCTGTGCTCCGGGGCCAGCCTGCCCGCCTGCATGGCTGTGGCAGCTAGGCCAAGCGTCCAGACACCAAGGGCCGCCACGTCTAGCCAGTGCTGGGCATAGCCTGACAGCACCTCAAACCCGCCTTGCTCGGTGGCGGTGATGCCGCCCATCTGCCGGAGCACGGTCGGGCACCACATCTCAACGGCCCCATCGCGCCAAAGCTCCTGCAACACTGCGTAGGCCTGTGCCCGTTCCTCGGCCCCGAACTCATGGCCGGGCTTTCTGATGGCCGTGGCCTGCCCCACCCGGCGCTCAGCTAGGCTCTGCTGCCGGGCTGCCACGCCCACGCCCTGCTCGCGTAGCTTCTCTACCGCGCCGGGGATGCTGACGACATCGGCCACCACGGGCACCATGCCGTAGTAGGTTGAGGCCATGCTTGCCCACGAAAGTAGCTTGTCCTGATTGATACCGCCCTCGTCCACACAGGCCGCCACCATCTTGGCTGGCCTTTCGGCGCTGGCGTTCCTGTCCCAGCCTGCCGCCCGCCACACGGCCAAGGCTCCGTTGATGACGGCGACGATGTAGCGCGGGCCTTGCAATGGCGTCTCCCACACTCTTAGCCAGCCGCCTGCATCGTGCCGGGCTGCCACATGCGCCCAAGTCGTGCCTGCCCGGTCCAAGGCCATGAGGGTGGGCAAGTGCTCGGGTAGGCTGGCCGTGGCGGCCTGGAGGCGAGTTGGGTCGAAGTAAAGGTTAGCCATGATGCCGTTGCTTGTGTGTGGTAGATGTCCTTCCATAAACGCCTCCGAAACATACCTAGCACAATCTGAGCAATGTGAACTCCAATCGGCTACGATGTCATCCATGAACTTGTTTTCCTTCGTCGGGTCCGGCTTGCGGCGGTAGGCGGCTATGGATTCAAGTAGAAAAGCGCATTTCTTGTCGTCAATCCAGACGGATTTCTTGAGCAGGCCGGTGAAATGGTTGATGCCCAGCCACTTGTTGCCCGTCTGCTTGAGCTGCACCACACGGCCTGACACGCCTTGAGCTTTTAGCTCAGCCTCAAACTCGGCAAAGTAGGTCTTGCCGTTCTTCTGTCTCTGCCCGGCGTCGTGTGGCAGGTAGTGAGTGCCGTAGCGGTAGCCCTTTTCTTTGAGCAGGCGCACGCGGTCGGCCACCTCGCCGCCTTCAATCTCGGCGTCTAGGTCGATGAACCGGCGTTGTTCGTGGTCGTGCTGAACGTAGAGGCAAGGCGAGTTTTCCGGCGCTCCCAAATCCCAGAAAGTATCCACCTCCAAGTCCGGCCTGTAGGCCACCTCTCCCACGCGCCCGGCGGCCTTAGCCATGCCAAGGGCGGCCCCCCAGATTGAGCCCTCAATGTTGGCGTTCCAACACTCATGTATGTTTGTCGGGTAAATAAACTGTGCCTCATGGTGGTAGATGTCCAAGGCCTCCTCCTGATACCAGTACATCTGGTCGTCATCCAGTGTGTCCTCTGTGCCTTCCAGAGCCTTGGCAAAGTAAGCCCGCACCTCTGGCCGGATCAGGCTAGGCTCGGCGCATGGCAGGCGGCGGGCGGCGATGACGTACCATGGGAAGAATAGAACGCGGGGAGTGCGGGGAGTGCATTTGTCGCGGGCAAGCGGTAGGCCGGTGTGCGGGTCGAGGCCCTTCTTAGCGATGCCCCACACGTCGCCGCTCTTGCCGCCATACCATGTACTCTCGATGATGCGGATGCCCTCGGCGGCGGCTGGCCATGCTCCGCGCAGATACTCGGCAGACATGGCCGGGTGCTTGGCGGCCAGCTCGGCCCATTCTGACATCCAGAGGATCTGGTTTGTGCCGCCTCGGGCCTTTTGACCTGCGTAGAAGGTGCTCTTGCTGGTGGCGTCGTCGCCGTGCTGGATGGTGAAGATGCCGGGCGAAAGGCTTTTTTTAATGGTCGTCCAGGCTCCTTTCAGGGCTTCGGGCAGACGCTCGAAGGCAAAGAACACTTTTTCATCTAGTTTGCGGTCAGCGTTTGGGATGTCGATGTCACAAAGCGAACACTGCACCGACGAGCCAAAAAGGATGGTGTCGAGCACGATCAAAGCAATAACCGTGCTCATGCGGACTTGGCGGGCCTTGGGCACCACTAGCGTTCGGCTGCCGTGAATGTAGATTTCCTCCAACACCACCAACTGCTGCGGCGTCGGGTGGAACTCGATAGGCTCGCCATCCTCCGAACGGATCTTGTAAATGCCGCCACAAGTCAGCCGCCAAAACGGATCACCAAAGTTAGCGAACACCTCCGCCTCATCCAGCCCTAGGCCAGCCGCCAGCCCGGCAAGGTCTGGCCCGGCTGGGCAGGCAGGCTCAGGGCTTGGCGGGCGGGCGGCTGGCATTAGGCGTATTCGAGAGCAAGAATCAATTCAAGCTCATGGATGGCTTTACGGATGTCCTCGGCCTTGCCTTTGGCTCTGTGGCGGCATAGGCGCTTGATGACGCAGCCCTCTAGGAAAGTGAGCTTGTTGGCGGTGATGAACTCAACTGGCTGAATTGCCAGCGTGGCGTAGTGGCTGCCGCCCTCTTGCCTGCCTAGCGGCGGCTTGGCGGCCCCGGCTTGGCCTTTGGGGTCGGTGCCCGTAATCATGCCTGCACCTCCATTGGCGTGGCGGCCAAGACAAAGAAGCCCGGCTTGTATGGGTGTGGCCCATACTCGGCTAGGGACTTGAACCTCTCGGCAAAGGCGGTCTGGAACTTGGCGATGATTTCGGGTGAAAGCTCGCCATCGAACTCCATGCCGAACACGCCACGCTTGACCAGCGAGGCCTTGATCATGTCGGCGTGCTCCTCCAGCCCGGCCTCGATGGTGGCCCAGGCCAAGGCCGGGTCGTCCGGCAGGGCCTCAGGCTCTGACTGGGCGGCCATGACCAGCGGGCGGGCACGTCCATGCTGGCCCATGACGGCTTGGAAGACGGGGGCGGGGTGGCGCGTAGCGTGGTCGTGGCAGAAGGCCAGGATGCGGCGGGTGAGCTGGGGGATGCGAGCGCCCTCGCCTTTGTCCCAAAGTAGGCGGGAAAATGGGCAGGCGGCATAGACGGGGTGCTCCTCAAAGCCTTCATTGGCGGCGTAGCGGGGCAAGGGCCGAGTCCAGGCGGCGGCTAGGGGGCTTGGCATGTCGATAGCGATCACAGGGATGGCTGGTCCGTCGGGCTCCACGGGCACGGCCATGAGCAGGGCCGAAATGCGGCCATCTAGGCAGGCACGGGCGAAGTCATCCTCTACAATGGTCTGCTTGGCCTCGGCCCTCTCGCCTGCCAAGGGCAGCGCCAACTTTCGGGGAATCGCCATGAAGGCGGCAGGCTTGCCTGTCTTGGCCCGGCACTGGCGGGCCATGTAGGCCAGAACTTCGAGCAGGCTGGTGTCGGGTGGCAAAGGGTGGAACTCTTCGGCGGGCTGGGTGTCTGGTGTGTCGGGCATAGTGGCTCATAGCCTAGCCTCGGCTAGCCAGTTTGGCAACAAAAAGCCCGCCAGTCCGGGAGGAACTGACGGGCTAGGCGATCCAAGGCCAGCTTTGGCAGGGCACCGCCGTGGATCTCGGTCGGCGAGTAGGGCACATGCGAGGCCCGGCCCCTGGGCTCACAAGGCTGGCTGGTGAGGGCCGCCGTCTTGGCTGGCCTGCACGCTCAGAAACACAAAAAGAGCGGGCACCGTGGAGAGTGTCGTTACTTCGTAGCCGTCTCAGCCACCGGGACCGGGGCTGGTGTCAGGACGAGCTTGCCAGCCTCCCTTGCCAAGGCGGCGTCCTCCGGGCTGATCTTGCCGGTGCGCTCGGCGTAGGCCAAGGCCACGTCGCCGATGCGGGCAAGGCGGGCCTCGTCAATCTGGCCGCCTGACTGGCAGGAGGGCAGGCAGAGGGCGACGGCAAAGAATGGCAGGTGAAGGCCGAGGGTGATGAGGAAGGGAGTTTTCATAGTGGTGGATCGGTTGAGTGGTATCTTGCAGAGGCCCAAGCCTAGCCCAACTTTGCCCGGCTGGCAAGGCCGGGCTGGCCTTTCTTGGGCGGGCAGCCAAGGCAGGCAGGCGCGAGGGCTCTCTCTGCCAATGCTCCCCCTCCCCTCATGGACATGAGAGAAAGAAAGGAGTGCTTGCCGGATTTGTTTCACATCGCCCCGGCATATAAGCCCCCAGCGAAGTCCCCCGTGTTTGCCGCTACGGGGAGCACTGGCTTCTCAGGGCCTGCATGTCCAGCGGTGCCCGGCCTCACGGCTAGGGCTGCCCGGCTTGGCTGGCTTTGGGCAAGGAACAGACACAAACAAGCCGACCTCTAGCGGAAGGTCGGCTTGCTGTGGTGATCCTTGGAAGGAGTCGCTTTAGAAGGGCGATACTCCCGCTAGAAAGCACCTATTTGGTAATGCCAAGATTCTCCAAGACCGGCGGGCGGTCAAGGACCAGTCTGTACTTTTTTGAAGGGTTCGTCACCACGCCCCCATCCGCCAGCCACTCAGCCGAGCCACTGGCAGGCAGCCCGGCGGCCTTGCGGAGCTGGCGGATGCGCTCACGGCAGACGCTGTGCTTGGTGGCAAGGTAGGTGTCTTGCAATCGCCAGTCCAAGGTTGATGCGTCGAGCTTATTTTTCCACTCCCAACGAGTGCCCGGCGGCGTGCCCCGAGGCCTGACTGGCAGACCTTTGCCGCGCATCCATTTTAGCACAGTCGTTACCGCTACCCCGCACTCTTTCGCGATGTGCAGGGCGGGCCTAGCCGTATCAATGCCCGCCGGAGCCTGCCAAAGCCTGCCTTTCTTGCCTCCGAAGTGGCTCATAGCTGGGCATCCTTGGCTGGGGTGAGGCAGGCGGCTTGGAGGATGGCGTCGGGGATCTGTCGGGTGTCGGGTGTATTGCTCATGGCGGGCCAAGTATAGGCCGGGCTGGGCCGAAAGGCAAGCTGAACAGCGCCAACTGATACTTTCGTTTTATATCAGCCCGTGTTTTCTGGCACTAAGCCTCTAAAATGCGCTCTTTTAGTATCAGCCAGTCAGCCTGCCAGCCTCCAAACGCCGGGCAATGGGCGAGCCGGGTTTTATGAGAGCTTGCATCAAGTCCCTCACCGTTGGCGTTCCCGTGCCTGCCTCCTGCCCTGGCAAGGCAGGCTTGGCCTCTAGGCCGGTCTGCTTGGCGATGGCCTGGAGGGTGGCTAGGGGGCAGGGCTTCTCGACTTCGATGGTCGTTTTAGGCCCGGCGTCGGTCATGGTTTCGGTGACTTTATACTTCTTACAAAACCTTGATTCTGCGCTGATTGCGGCCAGCGGCGTCTCAAACATATCCTTCATATTGCCCACCAGCCAAGCCGCGGTCACGCCATGGGCCTGCCCAGCGGCCTGGGCAGCGGCTTCTTTGAGGGCGGCGATCTCGGCGGCCATGTCGGCATCCCAGCGGGTGCCTTGGCTCGCGCAGCCGTCGCGGGTCGTCTCTGGCCTGACCATGCGGTAGGCCTCGGCGGCGGGCGTGCCGGTGGCTCTGAGGGCGCAGTACTGGGCCTTCTCGCCGGGCGTGGCCCATGCCTGCCTGCGTGGTATGACCTCGGCCTGGGCTGGCCTGCTAGGCGAGGCTGGGCGGCGTTTGGCCTTGGCTTTCTTGGCTGCGGGCTTGGGCTTTGTGTCGGATTTCATGTATTGTTTGTAGTTAATGCCCATTTACGCAGAGGAAAAGTGATCTTTGCGCAAAAAGTCGTTGATATATTTTAATTCGTGTGCGTTTATACTGGTGTCAGTGGGCGCGTTTGCCTGCTACAAAACTAAAGACATCCGACAAAAACACTATGACAGCAATCTTTGACATGATCTCCCCAGCCCGCGTGGCTGGCTTTGTGCGGGCCAATGGTCTGCTTGGCTTCGAGGCCCGGCAGTTTGGGCCGCGTGACTTCCGCGTCGTGGAGCACCGCTTGGACTCCATGGGGCGCACTGAAACGCCCTATCAGGCAGGCGGCCAAGCCGAGGCCTGCCAAGCTGCCCGGCGGTGGGCGCAGATTACGGACACGGAGGTCTTGGCTATCGGGGCGGCCCGGTGCCGTATGGCGGAGCTGGCCGAGGCAATCCGGGCCATGCGGCCTGCCAAGCCTGTGGTGCAGGCGGAACTTTGCTTTGGGGAGGTGGTGGCGTGAAATATCCTCGCACACATGCGGCTTTGGTGCCTGTCTCCAGCCTCAACGCTTTTTCCGAGGTCGTCCCGGCGGCCTTTGCCCAAGGCCTTGAGGGCGCGCTTGCCAAGCTTGCCCGCCTGGACTGGCGGCCTGTGGCGGCTGGGCTGCCCACGGAGGAGGATGCGGACGAGTTTGGTGATGTTGAGTGGTCGGATGGCCACGACATCTGGCAGGCTGGCTGGGCGCGCTCACCTCACCAGCCTACCCACTGGCGGCCTATCAGTCTTCCTCCCCTTATCAAGCCATGAACCGCCCTCTGTCCTCCATCACCCCTCCCCCCACATGGCCCGCCCGCCTAGCTGAGCCTGCCCGGCCTAGCTTGGCGGCCTTGTGCCTTGACGTGGCCTGCCTGCTGGTGGGGCTGGCCCTATTCCTGTTCGTCGTTTACAATCTCAAAATGCACTTATGAAAAATCCCCTCCTCCCCGACCCCGACACCCATCCCATGCTCTACGCCCGTGAATACCTCCGCCAGCGCCCTCTCTACGACGGCCTAGCCTTCCTGGCCTGCCTGTTCGTGGGCGTGCCGGTGACCGGGCTGGCGTTGCTCTGGATCTGCCGTTTTGTCTTTGCCTTCACGCCATGAGCCTTCCCCCCGAAGTCATCGACCAAATGGCCGACGATCCCTCCTACCCCCGCCCCCACAAGCCCAAGCCGGGCCGCCCCCGTGGCAGGCCTCCGGGCTCTAGGCCGAAGAAGGGCGGAGGCTCGAAGAGGGCTTTTCTCAACTCGGCGCTTTACGTCACGCAGTCAGGGGAGCGTGTGGCGGTGCTCCGCCTGCTCATCACTTTGCCTGACACCACGGCAGCCAAGGCGGACGGGCTGGCCGCCCAGCTTGGCACGTCCGTTAGTGGGCTGATTTGCGCGCTGATTGATGAATTGCCCGAACCCAAGAGTGTGCCGCCTGCGCCTAGCCTTGTTCCGCCTGAACCGGCTGGCGGGGCGGGCCAGTGGCGGCCTCTTTGGCTGCCTAGCGCCCTGGCTGGCAAGTTGGCCCGGCACTTGGCGCGGGTGGGGTGGGATTTGCACACTTTTGTCGGGCACATGGTCGCCGCCATGCCTGATCCAGATCTGATGGCGAAGGCCAAGCCGCTGTTTGCGGGGTGGGAGGATGAAAAGCCTAGCCCTGCACCGCCTGCACCAGCATCCGGGCAATAACGTCGTCCAGCATCACCTCACGGGCAGCCGCTATGTGTTTGCACCAGCGAACCGGCGGCTGCTCGCCTTTTTCGCGGGCCGGGCCGATGCGGTAGCTCCACTGAGGGCAGGCGCATTGGCCGTGGCCGTTGTAGGCGAGCAGGTCCACCATGTACTTGCCTGCTTGGCTCTGGCTGGCGACGAGATAGCGGCCCACGGCGTCGGCGGGCTCTATTAGCCAAGTGTCCGGCTCAGGCGTGGACAATGCCGCCGGGCTTGAGTCGGATCTTGAAGATGGAGCCTTGGGCGCGGGCGGCGTTGTAGGCCCATGTTTCGAGGGCTGAGTGGTCTGCATGGTCGTAGTGGTCGGGGTGAACGTAGATCTCCCAATGGCTGCCTTCAGCCTCGCCTGCCAGTCTGTAGGCCTCTGGGCCGTAGCGGCTGTCAAGCCAGCCCACGGCTAGCTCGCGCACCTCGGGCATGGGGGAGATTGGCGGCGTGTTGAGGTCGTGGCGGGCTGTGCTTGGGACCTGCAAGCCCCAGCCGAACGGGCGGAGGAGCTGGCGTAAGGCTGCCACCATGGCACCGCCTTTGCCGATGATTGAGCCCATGTTTCGGGCGGAGGCTAGCAGGATAATTTCGCGGTCGTTAACCTTGATCGCTATGCCCGTGGGGTCGTGGGGGATGAGGGGCAGAACCAGCGCATGTATGAAGTCGTGGGCTGTGCTGGCGTCTCTGTCGTTGTCTGGTGTCATTTACTCCACTTACGCGACAAGGCCGAGCCCGTCAAGGCCCGGCCTGTGCTTGGCGGCTGGCAGGCGGCGATCAGAACGGAATTTCTGAATCGTCGCCATCATCCGGCGGCGGTGGCGCATACTGCACCGCCCGACTAGGCTTGGCAGCCTGGGCTGGCCTTCCGTAGCCTGCCTGCTGGGCTTGGGCTGGCCTTTGGGCGGGAGCTTGGCGGGCGGCTGGGGCTTGTTGGCCTGTGGAGTGCATCCACTTGCCGTTGCCGATGATGACAGGCTTGGTGCCTTGGTCGCGTAGTTCCTTGGAGGGCGACTGCTTGACGACGTGACTGTTGCCGTATGGGTCTTCGGCGTCGTTCTCGTAGATTACCAAGTCGAGGTAGGTGCCCTTTTGGCCTTTAAAGAGCCAGTCTTTGACAATTTTCTGAACGTCGAGTTTAAGTATGATGTGTGACATAGAAGCGTAAAAGCTGGATTAGTTGAGGCGGTAACTATACCTTGGATAAACTGCTGTAAAGCCATTAGATGTGACTCCACGCTTTACGGTTGATGATTTTGCCAATGATCGGAAAATCAACACCAAACTGCGCAGCTAGCCTTTTTAGGGTGGTTCCACCAGCGGCATAAAGCGCCCGAATCTCAATGACTTTGGTGGCGGTGAGTTTGGCGTTACCGTTGACTTCGCCAGCGGCGGGTTTATTTCGGCCCTTGCTAGCTCTGTCGCTAACATTGTCCGCATGAGCGCCTAGAAAATAATGATCAGGGCGGCAGCATGTTGGAACGTCGCAACGATGGCAGACACATGTACCGTGATACCCCTCCCCTCGTGGGATTGGGCCGTTAGTTATTGTCCAAGCTACCCGATGAGTTGTTAGCATCTTGCCGCCAACACTTATCTGACCGTAGCCTCTACTGTTTTTGCCAGCTTTCCAAATCCAGCACGGCGTTTCCATGTGGGGCATCGTGGGACCGTTTTTATCAATCTTGGACCAGAATCTCGCGATGTCTTTTGCGCTGAGGTTGACGGGCGGCGGGGGCGCGGTGAGAGTAGAATCAGAGCTTTGCATGGTAAGGTCATGTGGAGTTTAGCGCCGCTGCGGAGTTACTAGCTCCAAGGCGGCGCGCTCATTATTACTCAACGCCGAAGGTTTTGCAAAGCATTCAGCAATTCTTCGTGCTTCCTGTCAGAATCCCACCGCCGATGCAGCGCCTCATCCTCCCGCCTCGTAGCCTCCACGGCGGCCAGCCCTGCCTGCCTGCCCTGGCTGGCGGCGGCCTCAATAACGAGGTAGAGCGCGGATGAGATGGCTTTTTTCTCTGCGTCGGTGGCGGCCTTGGCTAGGGCGAAGCGCAAACGGATAACGTCGGGGCGCTGCCGGGCCTTGGCGATGGCCTCGGCCTCGTAGGCGGCTACGGTCATGCCCTCGGTGGGGCGGCGGGTGTCTTGGGCATGGGCGGGCAGGGCGGCGAAGAGGCGGAGCAGGGCGAAGGTCAGGAAAGCGTAGGCGAGCGTTTTCATTGTGGGGGCATTTTATCAGGATGGCGGGCAGATGGCAAGCACCGAACTGCCGCTGAACCGAACCGGCTATGGCCGGTCGGTTAGCTTTTTGTTCGGCTTAAAGTTTCCCCACAATACCCGCCATTTCAGATTCCGTCCAGCCCCGGCCATGCAGGCTTGGCCGCCGCCGGGCGCAAGTGATGGTGAGACTGTCCCGGCTTCTCGTCACGGCCACATAGAACAGGCGCAGCATCTCTGCCGTGTCAGGCCAGCTAGCCTGCTCGGCTCCGGCAATCAAAACGTGGTCCCATTCGAGGCCCTTGGCACCGTGAACCGTGCCGATGTAGAGGCCATTGAAGTCGTAGCTAGCCTGTGCCTCCGCCTGGGCCAGGGCCTCGGCCATGGCTGGCAGCAGGGCCTCGGGCTGGCTAGAGCCGCAAGCCTCGGTGAAGTGGCGGACGTAGGGCAGGGCGTTGTGGTGGTTGTGCCATGTCTCACCGGGATTCTGGATGGCTGCCATAGCCTGCCGGATCATGGCTGGGTCCAGGGCCAGGGCCGGGCAGGGCGGCAAAGCGTCGGCCAGGGCCAGCCGCAAACGCTCGGCTAGGGCGTTGTGGCGGCAGAGGATGGCGCGGGAGCCTGTTGGGTGGGAGGCTAGCCATTCGCGGATGTGGGCAAACTCGGCGGCCTCGGTGCCGAAGTTACACACACCAACTGGCGTGTGGGCTATCTCGGGGGAGACAAACATTGTGGAGACGTTGCGAGGGTCGCGGACGTATTTCATGGCAATGGCTCCGGTTTGGCCTGCCGTGAGCCTGTTGGCGGCGGCAATGATGGGCGGCAGGCTCCGGTAGTTGTCGACAAGTATCAATTGGCACCATTCAGGCGAGGCGGCTAAGTGTCTAAAATAATCCGAACTAGCACCACGGAAGCTGAAAATCGACTGCATTTCATCGCCTACTACGGTCTTGGACTTGGCCTCAATCTGCTCAAGCAAAGCAAAGTCTCCGGCCGCCGTGTCCTGGAACTCGTCCCAAAACAGCGCATCCAGATCCCCAAGGCTACCCGGCAAATGGTGGACGGCCTCGCCAAGCAAAAGATCCATCGAAGCCTGCCCGGCTGCTACCATGGCCCGGCGGACGGCTCTGGCGGGGGCGTAGGCACGGTTGGAGATGCAAGGCACGCCTGTATCCGTAGCCTGCCCGGCGGCCAGGGTGGCGGCCACGTCGCGGATGGAGACGGATTTATCTAGGCGGAGGCGGGTAAGCTCGGCCTTGATCATAGCGGCCTGGGTGTCCTCGTCTATAATGACGGGGCGGCGGCCCTGCCATGTCGGCCACTTGTGGGCCTCAGCCAGTGCTAAGGCGTGCAGCGTGCCAACATGCCGGAGGCCAGTAATGCCAAGGGCTGCCAGCCTGTCGGCTAAGATGCGGCCAGCTTGAACCGTGAAGCTGATGGCGACGACTTTGGATGGGTCGGCCCCGTTGGCGATGGCGGCGGCGATACGGCGGACGAGGACGAAACTCTTGCCGCTGCCTGCCCCGGCGCGAAGCAGGAGGCGGGGGGCTTGGCTGGCGATGGCGGCGGCCTGTTCTGGGGATGGTTGCATAAGCGTGGTGTCGGATGTCTTGCGCGTTGAAGTATGCGCGCCCCACTATTAACACTATTTCGACTGCTAGACAAGATGAATTGCGTTTACGCCTTTCGGCACGCCGTCGATGTCGCGGTTGTCCATGACAATCACCTGATCCACCAGCCCAGCCTCCACGGCGGCGGCCAGATTCGCCAAGACGGCAGGCTTGCGGCCTGGATCAATAACGCCAAATTCGTCCACAATGACGAGCTTAAAGCCTTGATGATTGGCAGCCAAGGCGGCCTGAATGGCGGCGGTGGCAATGCGCTTGTCCGAGCCGCTGAAGGCATCGAAAGTCACCCATGACTGATCCTCGTATCGGCCAAGGCAAAGGTCGTGGACAGTCAACGGGGCGGCGAACAAGCCAGCCGTGAAGGTCTGGCACACATCCAGCACGCCGCGCAAGGCATGGTCCATGATGCCCTTCACCCCAGCATCCCAAGCCGTCCTAGCCGTTTTAAAGGCGGTTTCATCTGTTTCGAGCTGGGCCAGCCGTTCCTCAGCCTGCCTGCGGGTGGCCTGCCGGGCCTCGGCTTGGGCCTGGGCGGCTTGGCTGGCGGCGGCGGTGGCGAGGGCACCACGGGCGGCGTCAAGTTGCTCGGAGAGTTCGGTGATGAGTTCAGCGATGCGGTCAGCGCGTAGGCTTGCCACAAGGCGGCCTTCGTCGGCCTTGGCGTAGGCGTCCCAAGCCCTAGCTCGGCGGGCCTCGGCGGTGAGGGCGTCGGCGGACTCGGTGAGGTCGGCGAGGGCGTCTTGCAGGCCTTGGATGTCGGCCTCGGTGATGCCTGCGCCTTGGACGGTTTCGTGAAGCCAGTGATTATCCACGGCCTGTTCGGCGCGGAGCACGGCTTCGTAGGCGCGGGTGACGGCGGCGGCTTGGCGAATAAGGCTGTGAAGAGTTTGGAGGCGGTCGGCATTTTGCTTCATCGCTTCCTCCCATCCTGCAACGTCTGACTCTTCGGCTGCTTCGCGGTTCCAATGCACTGCCAAAGCTCCGCAACAAGGGCAAGTGCCTTTGCCGGTAAGCTCGTCGTTGTTGGCGGCGTTGAGCTTGGTTTGCAGGCGGTCAGACTGAATCAGTAACTCGTTAATGTCAGCCTTGAACTTTGCTTCGTCCACTGGCTCCCACCCGTCCGCCACGATCTGATAGGCGGCCTGGGCCTCTGCCAGCTTGGCCTCAAGCCTGCCGTGTTCGGCCTGCCAGCGGTCCCATACCTGCCGGTCCACCTGGGCCTGGGCAAGGTCGGCCTGGGCGGCGCGCAGGCGGGTTTGCACGTCGGCGAGCTGGGCCTCAAATGCCTCTGCCGTGCCGTTGGGGCGCTCGCTTGGGGGCTGCACTGGGGCCGGGCGGCTGGCGATGGCGTTGGCCTCGCCGGTCAGGGTGGCGATCTCGCGCTCTAGGCGGGAGACGTTGGCGCGGAGTTCGGAGATGGGCGGGCCGCTGGGGGCGGGTGCGGAGGTGTCGAGGATCTCCATGCCTGCCAGGGTGCCGCGCATATCCTTCATGCTGGCGGTGTAGCCGGTGGCGGTGACCTTGGCGATGTCTTCGACACTGGCTAGCCACTCCTGCACATCGTCAAAGGCTTTGAGTGTGCCTGTGAGCTTTTCCAACCCTGACTCGGCCAGGAGGGCGCGGAGCTTGGCTGGCACGTCGTCGCCGCAGGCTCCCAAGATCATGCCTGCCCTGACTTTGGGCGAGGCTGCCAAGAACGGCTCAAGGTCGAGCATGACGGGTGGCAGGAGGTCGGCGGGGGCCGGGCTTTTGGACTCGCCCTTTACGGACTTGCCGGAGCGGGTGAGGCTGCGGTCGTAAATGGTGCCGCCAATGTCGAGGCTGGCCCCCATACGCAGGCTAGAGCCGAGGGCGTCCATGACGCCGCCGTTGGTCTTGGGCAGGCCGGGCACCTTGCCGGAGAGGACAAAGGACAAGGCGTTGGCGATTGTTGTCTTCCCGGCACCGTTGGCACCGATAACTAGGTTGACGCCGGAGGCGAAGTTGTGGGCGCGGGAGCGGCCAGCAAAAGAGTCGAGGGAGATGGAGGAGATGTATGTATTTTTCATGGTGGTGTGGTGTTAGAAGTCAATATCAGCATATAGATGCTCGTCGGTAGCCGCTGGAAGTAGAATGCGGTGAACTCGGGAACAGTTGCCCCTGCGTTCGGTTACTTGTTTGGCGAAAGTCGCGGCGTCCTTTCGGTTCATTGAAATGAACACGGTGCTAGGACGACGATAGGCCAACGTCCAGATTTGGCTTCCTGGGGGGCGCTCAAAACAGACGTAGTATGCTTTGAATGCGGACTCATCTTTGAGGATCATAGGCGTGGCAGTTTGGTGCGTTTCTGGTGGAGTTTGCGAAGCAGTTGTTGCAAGCCGTAGCCTTGAATCATTGCGCGCTCTTGTTCCCAATTCTCCAACGTGCGTTTGTTAATGCCCAGGACTTGAGCTGCATCTCGCTGGCTAAACTCGTTATCGGAGCGCCAAGCGCGCAACAAATCGGCAAATTCTTTACTGGTGGGTGGAGTCATGGCTTGATGAAGGTTAGAACGGCTGGTCCTGAATAAGCCGGGCAGCCCTCGGCCTTGGCCGTGAACTTGGCCTTGCCACGCCTGACGACGGCATGGCCCTGCAAGACGTGCCTTTTGCCCCGCTTGCCGGGCTTGTGGCCAGGCAGGCTAAGCCAAGTGGCCGAGTCTTGGCGCTTGGCCTCGATCTGCCCGGCGGCCACAAGGGCGCGGAGGCGGGCGTAGATGTTCGGCGAGTGGGCGGGCCTGCCTGCTTCCTTGCGGCGGGCTACCATGGCGGCCACCAACTCGGCCTTGGTCATCTGCCCGCACACGGCCAGCACGGCCAAGGCTAACTGGCTGAGGCTGGACTGGCGGCGGGCAGGCTTGGCCGGGCGTGGGCTGGCGGTGGGGATGAGGTGGAAGTCATTCATGGCTAGTCTTGGGGCCAAGGTTCCTCAGCGGCGGCGGCTTCCTCGGCTGGATAGTCGGGCAGGGCGGCGGTGACGACGCTAGGGGCGATGTCGCCAGATTCGAGCGCCTTGCAGACATGCAGGATTTCGGAGGCGCACTGGTGGACATCCTGCCAGAACGTCCGGTTGCGCACCTCGTCGGGAATCGTGGAGGCTGCCACGCCTTTGATGAGCGCCGTGAACGCCTCCTTGACCGCCATGCCTACCGTAGCGCCATGCGGCCCGGCGGGCACAGGCGGCCTGCTAGGCTGGGCAGGCGGCTGCTGCGGAGGGCGGGCGGCTTGGGGTGGCGGGCCTGACTGGCGGGGAGGTGGGTTCAGTAGGCGTTGCTGGGCCTGCTGCGGGTTGTTGTCGTACACGATGTCCGTCCTGTGGGCTGGCGGGCCTTGGCGGGCTGGCTGGGCTGGCTGGGCTGGCTGGGCTGGGGCGGCGGGGACGCCTTCGAGCCATTCAATCACGGTGCGGGAGCGGCCATGCTGGTCGGTTCCTTTTGCATCAAGCCTTTTTTTTCCATTGTAGGAAGAAACGCTGAGACCTGTCAGGTCGCCGCGCCCATTTTTGGTTGCAGAGATGCGGAACCATGGGCCTACCCAATCGGCTGTAAGGGGCGGATCAAAATCCACGAAACGAATACCCACCTTGGTACCGGCAGCGTCCTCGGCATAGGCGGATTGTATGGTGCCTTGCCCAAAAGGCTTTGGTGGGTCAATCTTCAAGAGACGGGCCTCGACCATCTCCAAATCTGTAGAATCTGGAATGTGCTCCAGTGTTGCGAAGGGTGTAATCATAGGATGTCTGGCCGATGTTTTGCGGCTGACACCAACTCTAACGCATACCGTTTAGTTTGCAAATGGTATCATCGAGCTAATTCGTATTTGAGGATTTGTGATGACGTGTTATTATGAACACGCCGCCGGAAGCTAGACACTTCACGACGGCGCTAACTAAGCCCATAAAAACACTATGAACGAAGCTACACCAACCGTGCCACTGGCGCGCACACAAATCAACTTTACTCCCGCACAAGAGGCGAGATTTTGGGCTAAAATCAATAAAGATGGCCCGACAATGCCGCACATGGAAAGCCCTTGCTGGGTATGGACGGCGTGCAAAAATAAAGCAGGATATGGCAGCGTAAAAGTGGTGGATAAAACACAACTAGCCCACCGCGTCGCATGGATGCTTAATCATGCTGAAATTACCAATATTTTAGTCTGCCACCGCTGCGACAATCCGGCTTGTTGTCGCATTGATCACCTTTTTCTCGGTACGGCTGCTGATAATGCTCGCGATAGGGCCGCCAAGGGTCGTAACAACTCGGCTAGCGGCGACAAGCACGGTTCGCGGACAAAACGCGAGAGCAGACCAAGAGGAGAGGCTAACCATTTTGCAAAATTAACCGCTACTACAGTCATTGAAATTCGCTCGCTGTATGCCGCTGGAGGCATTACTTTAACGGCGCTTGCCGTGCGGTTTGGTGTTGGTGTATCCACAATTCACGCCATCGTTCGCCGCAAAATCTGGCAGCACATCCCATGACCAGCCTGACCATCACCGTCCCCATTCCCTCCCCAAAGCTCGCCCACAACGGGCGCGTCCACTTCCGGCAGCGGGCCGCCCTCGTCAAAGCCTGCCGGGCCTCGTCCTGCCTCCTGGCAAAAGCGGCCTTGGCTGGCAAGCCTGCGCCGGGCTGGGGGAAAGCGGCGGTGAAGGTGGTGGCGTATTTTCCGACACTGAGCTTCCCAGATCCGATGAACTTGCTCGATAGGTGTAAGGCCGTGCTGGATGGCTTCGAGGATGCCAGAATCATCCTGGATGACAAAGACCTTTGGCCGGAAAGGCCGGAGATGCACAAAGACAAGGACCGCCCGCGACTGGAAGTTACAATCACGCCGGAGTAATCATACCATTTGCGAGCCTTGAGGTTTGCCGCTATAATTGCATTCCAGACATCCCGACACCATGACAATACCCCACCCATACCGGCTACGCGCCTATCACAACCCAAGAAACGCGGATGAGTCGCTTGTCCCGGCAGGCTGGCGGATGCTTTATGCTGACGAGTTTCCTTTACCAGACGGCCACCGCATTCCTTGCCGTTTGTTTGTTAAAGGCATCTACGACAACGCTCCAGATCCTCACTTTGGAGCCAATAAGGGGCGCACTGGTTCCCTTTGGTGCATAACCTACATTATCCCCGTCACGCCATGACCGCACTCCCCCTGAAAACCTGCCCGGCCTGCCTTGGCCGAGGTCAGCGGCTCGCCAACTCAGGCACAGGCCTTTTGAAGCCGTGCCCAGCTAAGGGCTGTACGGCCAAGGCTAAAGCGGCGGAGATCAAACACAACGGCCATGAAACGAAGCTACCTTAAACGCAAAGCCCGGCTGGCCCCGGCAAGCGCCAAGCAGGCCGATAGGCTGGCGCGTTATCACGCCATGGTGGACGGCTGGCAGGGCAGGCGGGTTTGTGCCAAGTGCGGTGCCAAGGCTGGCCTAGAGCCTCACCATCCATGGGGCAGGGGGCGGGAGAACCTGTTTCGAGTGATCTTGCTTTGCCACACCTGCCATGAAGGATGCCACGCCTCGCCGGATGTGGCCTATAGGCTTGGCTGGCTCCAGCCTGAGTACCGGGGCGTCATCCGCCCACCAAACTTTCCCGTCCCGTGGAAACTAGAACAACTGATAACCGACATCCCATGAAAAAGACACCCCACAAGAAGCCTTACCTTCACGCCCCAGCCTTTGCCCGCAAGGAGATCGCCCGCCTCAAAGCCTTGGGGATGCGATTTGCCTACAATCCTTGGGATGATGTGAAGTCGGTGAGCCACATCACGCCCCGCGCCTACTGCATCGCCAAGCCTGCTAGCCAGTTTGCGGTTTTTGCGGTGCCGTCATGTGACCGTGAGCCGCAGTTAGTTGGCCTTTCAAACGCCGACAGGACTACAGTTCAACATGAGTCATGCCAAAGGGTGAAAGAGGGCGACTGGTGTTCTCTTGCCTACGTCTCCACCGACTCCAGCGGCCAGCCCGTCGTCCTTGAAATCCTCCAGCCCACCAAGCCATGACTGCCACCCTACTCATCGAGGCCATCACCGCCGCCAAACAGGCCGAGGCCTCCGCCCGCCAGAACCGCCTAGCCGCCGTCCGGGCTTTTGCCGGGCACATCAAGGGCAAGATGGCCCGCCTCAAACTGGACCGGGGCACGCTTCGCCGCCGCCTTGGCTGGCCTGATAGCCGAATCGGCAATTTTTTACACTTGGATTACTGCCTCACGCCCGAATGGATGGCCCAGCTTGCCGAGGCCGTGGGGCCAATGACCGCAGCCGAGCGCCGGGCGGCCAAGCGCCAGCCTAAACGCACCAAAGCACTCAACTCCTAAACACCCATGAGCGATACACCGCGCACAAACGAATTTAAACGCACTGTCGGAGTCCCTTGGTGGGAGTTTGCGGGCCAACTCGAACGCGAGCTAGCCGCCAGCCAAGCCGGGCAGGCCGAGCTACTGGCCCGGCTGGAAGAACGCACGCAGTCACATCTCCACGCTTCGGCCAGAGATGTGCAAACGATCCAACGGCAGGCGGTGGAGCTTGCCCATTGGCGGGCCGAGTTTGTGCGAATGGCAGCCATGCGCGAGCATAATGGCAATATGGCTGGTATGTGGCAGGCATTGGCAGAGGGGCTGGCTAAGGCGGCAACCGAATATATGGATAAATGCCCTGCGGACGCTGACGAAACGCCTTCATTCTACGCGGCTGGCCTCGGCTTGAGCCAAGCCCTCGCCGCCCAAGAGGCCGCCAAATCCGCAAACCATGACTAACGAAGCTCAACGCTATGCCTTTCATTCTCTCCGACACTCCACAAGTCATCCGGTGCCTTGTCCGCGCCGAGTTTACTCAGAACCACCAACGCCACCAAGGACAATACCTCCGCGCCCACATTCTCGGGGTCCGTTGCCAGGAAGCGGCAAGCCTTCAATTTCAGGTAAGGTTTGATGAGCCCAAGATGGCAGGGGCCATGTTTTGCCTGCCGATCCAGGCTTTGTGCTGGAAGCCTTGCCAGGTGCCAGACTCCGAGCTTGTCCAGCCGTGGGACACGTTTTCGGCCACGTTTGCCGTGCATGAGTTTACCTTGTGGCGGCGGGGCAATGCCCAGCTTCTTAACGTGCGAGGGATTGATGGCCACCCCGAACGCCTGCCCGCCCGCTACCTGTTCACCCTCGACTTCGCCGGTAACGCCTTGGCAGATGACTTTGAGCAGCATAAACAGCTTCACGTTTTGCAGATTGAAGCGGGCTGGTTTGCCGCCGTGCCCAACAACCGCGTTTTGAGCGTGGATACCGCTTTTTCCAAGCCCTGCGAAGCTCTGCCGCGTTTTCAATCGCTGGATTACCTCTATACCGCAGAATGCAGAATAGGCGAGCCCAGCCTTGACGCCGGGCCGGGCTTGGCGTAGGCTTGGCCTGCCGCTGGCCTTGTCGGGCTGGTGGTCCCGTGTGGAACCGGTGTGCATACAGTACATGACCCAATCGTTAAATCGCCCCCATCTAAGCGGGATTTGCCAGTATGCAGGCATTTCCACTCCCGCGAGGCTCTGGGGGCGGCCCTTTTGTGTTATGGACTCCGACTTACTCCACATTCTCCAGCATTCCCTTGGGCTGGATCTGTACGGCCAACCACCCGAGAATTATCAGGGGTGTCACGATGACGAGTTTCCAGGCTGTTACCGCAATCGCTTTGTCACAAGCCCGACCTCGCCCGATGGAGTGAAGTGCGAACAGTTGGTGGCCGGTGGCCTGATGGCTAGGCCGACGCGGCAGCCCGGCTTTATTGGAGACATGGTGAACTACTTTGTGACACAGGCAGGCTATGAGGCCGTGCGCAGGGATTCGCCAAGGCCGCCCAAGGTATCGAAGGCCAAGCGGCGGTGGCAGGCTTTCCGCGAGTTTCGCGAGGCTTATCAATGCACGTTCAAGGAGTATTTGAAATGGCCGGGCCGGGCTGAATACGAGCAGAGGGAGGGCGTGTAATGGATACTGGGGCTTTGATTGGTGACATGATTCGCGCTGGCGTCGATCCGGCGTTGATTGAGCGCACGGTGGACGCTTTGATTGAAATGGCGCGAGTGAGTGCCGCTGCTGTTGACTCGCGGAGTTCGGGTGCTCGCAGACAAGCCGCCTATCGTGAACGAATAGCGTCACAAACCGTAACAAACCGTAACGAAACGTCACTTGTTACGGATGATGAATCCCCCTCTCTCCCCCTCTCTCCCCCCTCTCAGACTCTCCCCCCTACGCTCCCCCACACACCCGTACGTGAGGCCAAACCCGGCCCGCCATCGGTTCCGGCTACGCCTCCACCGGAGGGCACTGTTTCAGCCTACTCCAAACCCAGGCCCCCAAGACCGCCCTCGACCGCCGACCCACGTCACGCCGAGTTTGTCGCCATATTCGCCGACGAATACGCCGAGGCCACCGGCCAGCCCTACGCCATGGCAGGCGGCAAAGACGGCCAGCAGCTCCAGACCTTGCTCAAGACGCTCAAAGACCTCACCGCCGACGAGTGGCGGACGGGTATCCGTTGGTCCTGGCAGATTGCCAGCCAAGACGCCTTCGCCAACGCCTGCGTCCGCCAGACCGGCAGCCTAGCCGCCTTCTGCTCGGCCTGGAGCCGCCTTGTGGCCTACCACTCAACCTACCAACAGCCACGCCGATGACTCCCCAAACAACCGCCGCCCAAGAGTCACCCACGCCCTTTGGCAAAGGCAGCCGCCGTGGCGAACTTTCGCCCGAAGAACTGCTTGCCAACCTGAACCACGCCTTGCCATGGAGTGACGATAGCGAGAAAGGCGTGCTCTCGTCCCTCCTGCAAGATCCCCGCCGACTCCGCCATGCCCGCCAGAAGATGCGGCCAGATGCGTTCTACCATGAAAGAAACCGCACAACGTATGTGGAACTACTCACCATGGAAGAGGCAGGCCTGCCCATTGACCCCGTTCTACTCACCAACCGGCTACGGGACCAAAAGAAGTTGGACATGGTAGGCGGCCCGGCGGCGATGATGGAGCTTTTCACCTTTGTTCCTAGCCCTGCCCACTTTGAGCACTACATGACCGACCTCGTAGGCCGCTGGAAGCTCCGCCAAGCCATCCACGGCTACGCCAAGGCCCTCCACGGCATCCAAGCAGCCTTTGCCGAGGGCCGGGCTGACACCACGGCAGACGGCGTGCGGGGCAGCCTGAACTTGGCCGGGCAGACGGTGCAGGCGTTCTTGGGCGATTACGCGGACTCAGGAGACACCACGGCCAGCCTGAAAGAATGCTTGATGGAGCACATGGACTACATGGGCAAGCTCACCGAGCGGTTGCAGTCGGGGGAGAATCCGTTGATACCGACCGGCATCCCGACACTGGACAAGGTTTGTGGGGGTATTGGCGCAGATGAATACTGGCTTGTCACCGGCCCCACAAAGTCGGGTAAATCGGTGCTCACGGGCAATATAGCCGTTCACGCCGCCCGCCGGGGAGTCCGCACCAAAGTTTACACCAACGAAGTCGGCAGGAGGTCCTATGCTGGACGCATCCTCTCATCATGTTGCAAACATCTGACCGGAGCTATGGACCGGCACGGCCTCAAAGAGCGGTGGCAACAAGAGGAATATGCGCAGGCTCAAAAGCAGCTTGTGGCCGACATCGGCAAGGTACTTCTGATCGACAACGCCGCTGGGAAGTATGTCGAGGATATTGTTGCAGACATCCGCATGGAGGTAGAGCGCGGGGCCGGGCTGTTTGTGGTGGACCTTATCGGCAAGATCCGCAGTCGGGAGCGATTCGGCAGCCGTGAGCAGGAGCTAGCCCACATTTCCGGCAGCCTGTGCAACGCCACCAAGACCTATTCCGTGCCCATCATCGTAGTAAGCCAAGAGAACGACGAGGGGCAAGTTCGGGAAAGCCGCAGCCTAGCTTTTGACTGCGAGTGCTGGCTACGCCTCCAGCACTTCACGCCGCCAGCCGAGAAAGGCCGGGGAGGCTTTGGCAAGTCGGCCACGCCGCCTGAGATCGTGCAGGACCGGCGCATTTTGCGGGTGGAGCTGGCCCGAGGCTTTGCGGCAGGCGAAAAAATCCCGTGCATATTTGATGGCCCGAGGTACACTATTAGGGAGTTGAGCCCAGACGAATCCCATTGGACTGACAGCATGTAACACCAGACATCCGACACCATGACCGCCGAAGACGCCCTCTTTACCCTTCCCGCCAGCCCGCCGCCAGCCCTGGCCCGCCTCCGGGCAGAATACGCCGAGGCCGTGGCGGCATGGCACGCCGCAGACGAGCACGAAGACGAGAGCGGGGAGGCTGTGCCCCGTGAGGTCACTCGCCGAATGCACCGCGCCGAATGCTGCCTCCGCGCCGAAGAGGCCCGTCTGGCCGCCTTGGCCGACACTAGCCACTGCGACGAGCTTGGCGTGGCCTTTGCTGAACTTCCACACGCGCTCCCATGACCGCCACCCAGCCCTGCCCCATCGCCCGAGCCGAGGCTGGCCTAGCCGCCATCTTCGCCGCCTGCCAAGCCAACAAGGCCCGCGCTGCCCAGGCACGGCAGGCCAAGGCCGACGCCCGGCTTGCCCAGGGCGGGCTCTGGTGGCGGAAAGACAATTCACCCACACAACACAATGACTGAAATCACCTCATCCGAACAAACCTTTGATGCCATCGCTTCTGCACTCATGCCTTTAGAGCCGGGCGAGTCAGTAGCCATTTTGGTTTATATGACCGCTCTCGTCACCACTAAATACAATCCTGGCGTTCCTGCCGCCGGGCTCAAGGCCAAGTTATCTGACATGATTGGCGTGGCTATAGATGCCCAGGCCGAGCTGGCCGCCAAGGTCGCCGTGGCCGTGGACGGGCAGATTGGCGACGGCACCGGCTGGGCTGGCTTTGCCGATTCGCAGGTGGCGGGCTAGGCTATGAATGCGCTCGTCCATCACTGCACGCCAGTAAATCGGGATGCGGCGTTCATCCTGCGCCCATCTACTCTGCAAGGCCAGCCAAGCGTGCCGATTGAACAGCAGGGCACTATCAGCAAATGCCCGTACTGCGGCGGGCGGGCCTACCGGGGTGGCTGGTGCTTTGGCTGTGGGGCCTCGCTGCCTAGAGTTGCCCTGCGCTGCGGTAAAGCAGGGACAGATTGCGAATAACCCACGGGCTTTGTTCTGCGGAGGTGATGGTAAAGCGGATCTTGACTGCTTCTCCGCCAAGTTGGCACATTATTTTTCTAAGTTGCTGTGTCCCTGTGCTGTAAAGGTCATCTATAGTGCGCGTGACGCTAAAACCGGATTTGTTGATTAGCTCAATATCCACCCAGGCTCTGCTGTTTTTGATCGTGGAAAACAGCAGGCCGGTAAATTGTTTGAAACTCGAAAGCCTACCCAGGTCAATAAAGCCCGTTTCGATTACTGCCTGATAGGCTTGATAATATCTAAAACCTCCTCGGTCAACGTAGCCATATCCGGCATATTGAACCGGAATTGGGTCAATGATGGCGTGCGGAGTGTAAGCAGAGCTAGAGCTAAGCTCATCTCCGCTGTCATTTTGTTGGCGCGAGTCCATGAAAAACAAGTTTCCGTCCTCATCGCAAAAAACAGTTTCAGGGCGCTCCGCCTCCATCTTTGCCACGCAAAAGACTTTAGGGTATGTGAACTCACCAACGACTCCGTTGTTTTGGAAATCAAACGCAAAGCTAGTCAACGTGTTGTCTTGTCCAGGGAACGAATACCAGTAGATCTCCGAGCGGAGGTCAATATATGTATTCACACGGTCGGGTTGTTGGCCAATTCTATCAATATTCGCGATGTCGAGGATGTACTCAATGGCATCTTTGGTGCTAGCGGCAATGTTTCGGCGTCCGTAGCGGGCACCGCTAAACTCATAGATTTGCAGGTCAGATCCCAAGAAGAAGATTTTGGAGTTCTCATAATCTGTGATGCACGCCGGATTGAGCGCCCCCACCGTAACCTGCGGGATATGCTTGTCGGCTGTCGGATCGGACGGGTTCAGTAGAATCACGCCGTTGTTGGTGTGGACGTGGAGCCGGTAATCATCCGTATAAAGCGCCGTCACTCGTAGGCGGCTGGTCTGGCGGGCTAAACTGACAAGCTCTGGTTCCTGCGAATATGCGCCTTCTGGGCAAATCTCGTCGTCGGTCGCGTTCTTGGAGACATAAAGCAGGTCGGGATTATCAAGACCGCCACCGAACCAAGTCTGGCCACCCACCATCACAACATCCTTGTACGGCAAAGGCCGGTTTTGGTCCACTGACATCGCGGAACCGATTTCTGTATTCGTGCCGACCTGCAATGTCTTTGTGCCAGACGTATTCGCCACCTCGCCCACAAAGGACCACACGGCAGCCGTGCCCTCGCCGAACTGAAAATACACCCGGATCAAATCAAACCGCCCGCCCTCTGCCGCCGGGTCCGGCGTGATGGTCACTAGGATGTCAGAGCGGGTGGACTCGTCCAAGATGATCGTGTTGGAGATGTCGGAGGAAATGCCCTCATAGCCCAGCCGCTCCGTGCCTGAGTCGAAATAGCGCAAATACACGGTGCAGGTCTGCGAGGTCAGGCCCTCCGACGTGCCCGCCCCCAGGCCGCCCGACAAGAAGGCTGGGCCGTAACTGCCTGCGTCGCTTGTGGCATCGGCGGCGGACTTGGCGGCCTCCAGAATGCCCACAACGCGGGTATCGGCGTTGACGTAGGCAACCACGGCGTCGGTGGAGTTGATGGGCGCGGTGCTGCCCGTGATGATGGTGTAGAGGTACGGGTTGCTTGTCGTACCTGTGCCGGAGAGCGTGGAACTAATCGAGGTCGCGTAGGCCGACTGCTGGATGGCGACTTGGATACGGTTGTTGCCGCCGGAGCCGGGGAAGTTTGTGGCGTCCGCCGTGAACGTGAGCGTGGCCGTGCCAGCCCTGACCGCCGTTCCTGTGGGAACAATGTTTTGCGTGCCACTGCCAGCCGTTGTGAGATTGATCGCCGCACCGCCAGCCGTGGCCGCCAGTTTGAAGAAGAACACATTAGTGCCCACGTCACGCATGTAGTATGTTGTGGCGACGAGAAGCGGGCTTGGCAGCGTGCCCGAAGTTGTGAGCGTGACGGCCTGGGCGTCGCTGTAGCCGTGGCCGAAAAGTTGGTAAAGCACCACGCCAGAGCCCGCCGTGGTGATGTCGATGGCAGCCCCGCCCGCCGTAGCGGCTAGGCTTGTCGTCGTGCCGGAAACAGATTTGCAGTAGTACAGCGTGTTGTTGGTAAGGCCAGCCGGGGCCGAGGTCGCCACCAGCAAGACAGCCATGCCCTCGGTAGGCAGGAAGCCCGACACGGCCAGCGTATTAGCCGAGGCCGAGACAACGCACGTTGCTGACGCTGAGTAACTGTAAACGTAATCCGTCGCCACCACGGGCAGGAACATGAAGGCCGCCGAGCCCGCCGAGCCCGGCAAGGCCCATCTGGCCTGCACGTTGCTAGTGCCCGCAGGCGTGGCCCGGCTGATGACCGGCGTGGCGGGCTGGGCGTTGCTGCCTGCCGAGCGCCACTTGCCCGGCGTGGCCGTGCGGCCTAGCTGGAAGATGCCGGGTGTGTCTGTGCTGGCGTTGTTGCTCAGCATGAGCTGGGTGGCCGTGCGCTTGCCATACCAGCGGGCGTTGGCGTCGAAGCCTACGGCCAATACTTCCCAGGTGGGCGTGCCTGCGGAGAAATCGTAGTCGCCGGAGGTGAAACTGCCGTCATCGCCGCCATAAAAGAGGCCGCGTGCCTTGCTCTGGGTGAGGTCGTAGAAGAGGATGAAGTTCTTGCCCTGGCGATAGACGCGCACCAGCACTGTCTTATTGGCCGTCCTTGCCGCCCCGTCCACGCCCACGCCGGACGGGTAGCCGGTGAAGGGCAGGCTGCGGATCTTGGTGGCGGCGGTTTCTGATTCAAAGGTCGCCCATAATCTTACATACTTAGGAATACCTTTTATTGCGCCAGTCGGTCTAAGTAGGGTGTTGATGGCGCGCTGTAGCCGCCCTCCCATGTCGGTTGACTCGATTGAACTCGCCAGAGTACCAAACTCGCGGACATCGTGTGTGTAAAGTTGCGCTCCCATTATCTCTGTTGGCTGTAGCGGTAGCGTTTCTGGATGTTCCCGGCAATCGTGAGCTGGGCGGCCTTGGTCATGGCTAAGGAGTAATCGTCTTGAAGCTCAGACTTTGGAATACTGCAAAATTGGTACGAAGCAAAAAACCAGCGCACCACTGGCAAAAGTATCTCAACGTCTTTTCCTTGTGGCATCAAGGTCGTGCGGGTGTCCGCCAGCGTCGTCACGGGAGCGAACACAAGTTTCTTAGCGTCATAGACGAGCTTGTGAGCCTCGCCCGGCAGTGTGTCGAGCATCAGGCCTCCGCGAAGCGTGCCAAGCACCATCTGGGCGTAGGGCCAGTAGCGGGAGGCTAGCTGCACTTGCTTTTGCAAGGCCAGCACTAGCCCGGCGTAGCGGCGGTCAAAGTCCATGCTGTAGTTCATCCAACCCATATTTAGGTCGGAGGCTCCTTGGGCGGGTAGCAAAATGGTTTGCTTGTCGAGGCTCACGGGGTCCATGACCGTTCGCACGTTTGTAGGCATCATAATCCAATCATTATACACCGTCGCCGAATAGGTTCCGCTTGCTCCCATGAATGGCTCGGAAAGTAAGGGCGCGGATGGCGTGGACTCGTCCTCAATACGGTTAAGCGTGCTGTCGCCAGTGATGAGGATTGAGTTTCCCGGCATCCAGGTGGAAACGTAGCCAGAGTTGAATGTGATGGCCTTAGAGTATTGGGTAACGGTGACGCTTACCGTGACGGGCGGTCTGACGACCTCTGCCTGATCTGGCCGTACCTGATAGTAAACAGCGGGGTTTGACTCCCCTACTGCTTCGAGACCTCTGTTGATGTCGCCGATGATGCGCGCCTCCAAGTTTGGAGGTCCATGCGAGGTCTCTTCGAGACCACACATCCCTAAAAGCTCGTCCCTGATGGTTTGTACAATCGCCATTGTCCCATGTTACTCGCTCGCCCCTGTACGGCAAGAGCAATTCGCTTGCACAGATTGTAGCGTTGGATAGAATGTCGCGCCGATTAGAGGTCGAAACTCCGCACGGCGCTAACTCCAATTCATCATACCATGAACGAAGCTACGACCACCGTGCTACCAGCACGCAGCGAAATCAAGCTCACTCCATCTCAAGAGGCGAGTTTTTGGGCGAAAGTGAACAAAGACGGCCCAACGATGCCGCACATGGAAAGCCCGTGCTGGGTCTGGACATCCGACACAATAAAAAACGGTTATGGCCGTATGCGTGTAGGTCGCAAGAATTTTCTTGCCCACCGTATCGCATGGACGCTGGCTAATGGCCCTATACCGCATGATGGCAGCCACCACGGGATTTGTGTATGCCATAGATGTGATCGTCGTAATTGCACAAATCCTGCGCATTTCTTCCTTGGCACTAACGCTGACAACATACGCGATATGTTCGCTAAAAAGCGCAATGGTAGCAGCATAAAGCCAGAAAGCAGGCCACGCGGAGACAACCATCATTTTCGGACAAAACCTGAATGCGTTCGACGTGGTGAGTTACATGGTCGCGCTAAATTTAGTGCTAACCTAGTATTGGATATACGAGGTGCATACTCGGCGGGCAACATTTCGCAAAAGCAACTGGCCGCACAATTTGGAATGTCACGCTCTTTGATTAGTCTTATAGTCCACCGCAAAATCTGGCGGCACATCTGACCCTGCCCGCCAGCCGTGGGCAAGCCCTTTTCAGCCGTCTGCCGTGGCCTGGGCGGCGGCCTGCCTGCCCTCGTCATAAACTGCCTTCATGTGGGCGGCAATAAGTAGCATTTCAATCCACTCGCGTGAGCCTTTTTGTAATTGCTCTGGCATCCTATTGAGGTCGTAGAGCAGGCTAAGTGTGGCGGGATTACTGTTAATCCAGGCTAGTGCTTCTTGTTCGTTTTTCATGGTGTTAGAGCGCGTAAACCAGCCCGCCAGCCTCCCTGAACTGCTTTGGCTGGCTCCTGACCGCCGAGGCCGTGACGGGGAAGCTGTGCCCGGCCTTGGCGGCGAGGGCGGCAAGGCTGAGGGGGCCGGAGGCTAGGGCGGCCTTGAGGGCGGGCGTGATGCTGGGGGCGATGTCGCGGAGGCTGGCGGCATAGGCTCCGGCGGTGAGGCGTGGGCGGTGGGTGGACATGGTTAATGGCAGTTAGCTGACAAGGAACACTCTGCCGTTTTTCTCCACAAACTGGCCCGGCAGGCTCTTGGCCGTGGCGCGCACCTGGGCGGGTGTCAGGCCGGTGGCCTTGGCTGCCTCGGCGATTTTGAGGCCGCGCTGGCTAACGGCAGAGGCTAGGAGGAGGGCGCAGTCTTCTTGGGGAACGCCGTCGTTGTAGCGTGGATCACACACGGCCCCGCCTGGGCGCTTGGCTGGCTGGCTTTCAGGCACGCCGGAGAATGGCGGGTTGCCATTTTTATCGTAGAGCGCGGCTTCGACATCGCCCACCGTGAGCTTGGCGGCCTCGGCTATGGCCTTCATCTGGGCCTCTACCTCCGCCAGTGTGCCCACTCCAAATCGTGCCTGTAGCTCATGGGCTAGGCAGGCTTCTGCTGTGGCGTGTAGGCTGCCGTCCTCGGCCTCGAAGTCCACGTCTGGCACTGGGCGCATGGGCTGGTAAGCGGCCAAGTATGGCCCGGCCACCTTGTTCTGGTCGTCCCACTCGGCGCGGGTTAAGATGCGAACTGGGTAGCCTTTCTTGGGCCTCACGTCTGAGCGGGCTCGGGTGGGCAAGGTCTGGCCGTTGCTGGCGGCGATGGGGAAGGCTTGGCCGGGGTGTTGCGGATAGCAAATTTGGAGATGAGTAATCATGGTTTGAGAGTGAATCGGTTTTTAAGAAGTGCATTGCCATCATACCCAAGCAGCCCCCGGCGAACGAGCGCCCAGAGGTGCATCATAGCCGCCGTCTGGCTGGCATGGCCGAACTTGGCCTGGATGGCCCGGCTGCTTGGCAGGCGGCCTGTCTCGGCGTGGCTGGCCCGGCAGAAGGCCAGGATGGCGGCTTGCTTGGCCGTGGCTGGGCGGGTGATGGGGGCTAGGATTGGCATCGGATGTCGTAGGCCAACAATAAGCCCGGCCCGCCGAAAAGGCAAGGCCGGGCTGGCTGATTGTTTGGCCGGGCGGCTTAGGCGGCGGCTTCGATCTTGGCAAGGTCGCCGTCGGCGTCCATGAACCAGCCTTTCCATGCAGTCGCGGAGACGCATGTGAGGTAGCATGTGGAGTTGGCGGCAATGGCGGACTCCGCGCTAGCGCCTGTGCCGCCGTTGATGGCGATGGTAGCCGGGTCTGAGCTGCGAAGCTCAAAGCCGGTTGCAGCGACGTTGATTACAAGTTGCTTGCCTACCACGGGGGCTGGCAAGATAACAATGTCGTTGGCACCTGCGCTGGTGACAGTGACGTGGCTGGAGGCTGCCGCAATGGCGACACCGCCTGCGGTTGCCGTGACGGCTTCCACCACATCGGAACGCGGGCCGCTGATCGTGCCTGCGTTGACGAGGGCATTCACGCCACTAAAAAACTGGGCCAGGGTCATGTCGGCGCAGATCCGAGGATCGCCGGATGGCTTGGACGAGTCGTAAACAAAGACGCGGTGATTGGTGGACAGGCTGGCCCCAAGAAGGGCTGGCAGGTCCGCCGGATTCGTTGGAATAGGGGTAATCTGGAGCATTGAAGTAGGTAGCTAGAGGGTTGCGTTGAGTTTGCCAAAAAGGCCGCCCGGCGAGTGGGCTAGGCGGCCCCAAGGCGTGACCGTTAGCTCACCTCCGGCATACCGGGGGCGTTCCAAGCACCGTAAACGACGATGTAGCCGTTTTTGATGAGCGCGGCGTTCTTGTAGGCGGTGGCACCCCAGACCATCTGGACACCGATACCGAAGCGGTTGGTGTAGTCGTTCTCCTGGGTGACACGCTGGCCCATGGCCGTGCTGGCCTTGCCGTTGACGGTGCCGTAGCCGCAGTACACGGCGTTGTTGCCGAGGAAGTAGCCGCAGACGTATGGCTGGCCCTTGCTATTGCAAGGAATCATCAGAGAGCCGATTGGAATGATGCCTTCTGTGAGGTAGGCAGAGGTCCAAGGAGCGGTGCCCCAAGTGATGGTGGAGCCGGTGAGGGTGGTTTCGTAGTCTCCCGAGGCCGTGGAGCCAAGGCGGGTAAGGCCAGTGTCGGAGATGGTCAAACCGTCGGTGGTCGTGTACTTGAAGAAGCTGAACTTGCCAGCGTCTGCACCCGAACCGTTGATGACCATTAGGTATTTATTGTCAGTGTTGGAGGCGATGAACGTCTGCTCAAACGCGGTGAACGGAGCACCGGGGAAGTAGCGGAAGTAGTCGTTTGCAGTCTTGGCGACGGCGTTGGTGGTGAGCACCGAGCTACCATTGAAACCGCCGCCGCTGAGGGCCGTGAGAGTAGTAGTAGTGCCTTTGGCGACAATCGCCACGCCGAGGTAAGCGCGGGGAGCACAGAACGCACCCTGGGCGGCATCAGCGGCGGTGTTGGAAACTGCCCAGTTGTTGAGCATGACGCCATCATATTCCGGCAGGCTGCCTGCGAACAGGTAGTTGGTAGGGCCGCGTGTGCCAGCGGTGGCAAGCAGGCTTTCCCAAGTCGAGTTTTCGCGGAGGCCCTGAAACAGGTAGTCGTTGCCTTGGAAGAAGTACTTGAGGATGCGCTGGCCGTTAGGGCCACGGGCAATCTCGATTTCCTGCATTTTGATGCCGTTCGCCATGATCTTCGCTTGGGAGATCGTGGACTTAGTGACAACATCAGTCGAGGTGAGGGCGTTGACACTGGATTTGTTGCCAGCGTAGAGAGTGTTGTAGCTCTCCAAGCTGCCGATCATCACGGCTTCGATACAGTCGCACTTGAGGCGCTGCACCCATTCGTTGAGGCCACGGCGGGCCGATTGGTCGAACGTGGTGCCAATGAACGTCAGATCCTTGGTGGTGACGGTTTCGGCGACGGCGTGACGGTGAAGGCCGATAGTCAGCGTGAACTGGCTGTACTTGCGGACTTCTTCAGCGCCGACGAGGTTGGTGTTACCCTGGACGCCCTTGCCGCCGAGGCCAGCTTCGGAGCTGAACACGATGGTGTTGCCTCGCACTTTAGAGGTGTCGAGCACTTCCTTGACGGGCTTGACAGAGCCAAGGCCGCCCATGAGTTCAGAGAACGGGTTGTAGCGTTCGTTGTCAAAGGCGATAGATGACACCCAGAGGATCTGGCGTGCGTAGGTGGGGGACTGATCAACAAGCTGTTGAACGGTCTGAGCGTTAATTTCGGTATATGAGGCCATTACGGTAGTGTGGTGGTGATTTGCGAGCAGATTGTTCCTCAAGGCTTCTTGGGCCTTGTTAATCTGTCGTCACGCCACACAGGCGTCGGCTGCCTTTCGGCTACCGCTATCTCAAGACATTCTTACGCTGCCCAGCGAAGGCGAATTGCCAAGCACTGAGTCAAACAGCCCGGCAAGGCCTGCGCCACCCGTGACTGCCGCCCGGACCTGAGCCACGATGTCAGGCGCAGTTGGCTGGCCGGGCGCGGGGCGCTGGGCCATAGCTACGCTGGTCGAGGCCGGGGCAGCCGGGGCCTTGGCTGGCACGGGGCCAGGGGCGGGCTGAGGCTGGCTGACTGGCACGGCGGGAGATTTTGAGGCGCGCATCTGGGCGGCCAGATTGGCGGCATACTCGGCCACGGCGGTAGGGCTGCTGCTGGCGAACTCGGGGTTGACGGCGAGCAGGCTCTTAACAGCGAGGGTGGCGGGGTGGTTGTCGTCGCGCAACTCGGGGTACTGGCTCATTGCCAGTTCAAGGGAGTCGTCGCCGATTTCTTCAAACGCTTTTTCGGCGGCGGCGGCGGTCTTCATCTTGGCCTCCATGGCGTCGGCCATCTCGGGCGTAAACTCGGCAATACCCTCGGCGTTGTTCTGGAGATCGGCTAACGTCTGCGCGGCATCTTGGGCGGCTTGGGCGGCGGAGTTGTAATCTTCGAGGGCCTGCGTGAAGACAGGTGCCAAGTCAACCGGCTCGGCGGCTGGGGCAGGCTGGCCGGGCACAGCCTCGGCTGGGGCGGTGACTTCGCTATCTGGCTTGAGTTCGTAGGTGCCGGGATCTGTGGCGGGCACTGGATTGGCGGGATCGTGGCCGGTGGCGTCGTCGGGGTCGGGCAAAAGGGCCGCATTCACGGGCGCTGGCTTGGCTGCCCCAGCAGTGAAGTCGGCAGCGAAAGCCTCTGGAGACTTATCTAGGCTGCCATACAAAAGTGAGGCAGGATCAAAAGGCGCTGTCGTAGTGTCGGACATATTGGCTATATTGTGTGTAGTTATGGATTTGTTGCAAGAGGAAGTTTTGGCTAGCTCATGGGATGTGTTGCCAGATGTCTCGATTGACAATCATGCACACTAAAGATGCAGACACTCCAAACTGCGCGCCTAGCGCCTTCATGGAAATGCCACCAGCCGCATAAATGGCGCGGATTTTGATAACTTGGTCGTTAGTAAGTTTTGAGTGA